CGCGCACATGCTCCTTTATCAAAGATTGGAGAGCCGACTCCGGCAGTAGCTGGACGGCCTGGATATGGCGCTGGAGGTACTTTGGGGTAGCTCGACTGAAATTGCGGTACTGGTTGTACGTCGAATAGGCGACACCGAGCAGCTCGGCGGCGAACGTAGGCCCCAAGCGAGTGTGCTTTTCGAAATCAGCCAGTAGGCGATTGGTCGCTTTCACCGGGCTCTCCGCGCATAGATGCAGTGAAGATATGCGCGATGCACATGCGATCTCAATCGTTGAGAATGCCTGAGCGTGCCCGAACGTGTGTTACACGATGCGTTACATAGGATTTTTTCTGGTTTATCTATTTGATTTATATATATTTTTTCAATAGAAAATCCAGAGCTTCCAATTGCGCATAGGACAGATCTATAGTTTTCAATGACTTAGAATGCCCGAGAGTGCCCGTCAAAAGCCCGTAGAATCAGGCTCTGGCATTCTCTACAATTCTGCGGGTGTTACACGTATCTGTTACAAGGAGGAAGCATGGGCAGCATCATCCGTCACGGGGACAAGTGGCGGGCGGTCGTTCGAAAGAAAGGTTACCCGACGAAAACGAAGGTCTGGTCTAAGAAGGCTCAAGCCAGCCAGTGGGTCAAAGAGATCGAACTCGCGATGGAGAAACAGGAGCTGGCCAGTTCCAACGTCGAGATCTCGAAGCTGATTGAAAAGTACCTTGAGGAAATCGAACCGCTGCGCCCAGGGCGCCGACAGAACCAACGCAATTACAAAGCTCTTGCCAAGGTTACTCGCGGCCTGTACCTGGAGCACCTATCTGCCCCTGGCCTCCTCAAATGGGTTCAAACCAAGAGGCAAGGCGTCTCGCGGGGGACTCTCGCGATAGACGTGTCGATGATCAGCTCGGTGCTCAGGACTGCTGAAGCATTTTGGGGTATCACCGTACCGTGGGCTGAGTTTGCAAAAGGCCGAACCGCTTTGCGTAGGCTTGGTATGGTCGGGCGAAGCCAAGAACGCGACCGGCGGCCCGAAGCCGGCGACCTTGACCGAATCAAGGCGGAGATCATCAGCAGCCTCCCAATGGGAGACCTTATCGACTTCGCTGTTGCGTCCGCTATGAGGTCAAGCGAGATAACCCGAATCACAAGATCGGATCTGGACGAAAAAAAGCGAACTGTGATAGTTCGGGACCGCAAGCACCCTACCGAGAAGATTGGAAACGATCAAGAGGTGCCGCTGCTCAACGGCGCATTCGATATTGCCAAACGCCAGGTCGCCGTCGAGGGGGACGATAGGATTTTCCCGTTCAACCCGCGCTCTGTAGAGGCTGCGTTCCGTAAGGCGTGCAAGCGTGCTGAGGTAGAAGACTTGCACTTTCACGATCTCCGTCACCACGGGATCAGCTTGTTATTTGAGCAGGGCTACGCGATTCAGGAGGTCGCTCTGGTGTCCGGCCACAAAGACTGGAACCAGTTGCGACGGTACACCAACCTCAAAGCTGAAAGCCTGCACGCGGGGCCCGTGTCGAGGGCACCTCTCGAAAACAAAAAACCCGCCGAGTAAGCGGGTTTTTGCTTTCGCCCCATGAGCTAATCCGTCACATGGATCAACGTGCTGCCGTCGACCTCGAAATCTACGGCCTCCTCTTCTTCGCCCTCCGGATGGATATAGAACTGGACCTTGCCGTCAACGGTGAGAGAGACCCTCAACCGATGCGTGTCCAGCCCGTCCTCTAGGCAGCTCTTCAAGTATTCTTCGATGCTCATTCTAAAACCCTCGCAGCAGACTGATATCCCAACAGATAAAATCAACTTTCGATTACAGTTACAACACTAAGTTGATTTTAAGGCCCGCAAACCTTCCTCCGCTTTGCGGCGGAAGTGCTCCCGATGAACTTCTTTTGCGATAACGATTTGCCGGCCTACTTTGTAAGTGGGGACTTCGAAGGTCCCCAAAGCGACTTTATTCTTCGCGCTTTCGAAGTTCACCCCGTAGCAGTGGCAAACGTCTTTCAGCAGCACCCAAGGGGTTTCCAGGTCAGAGGTTTCGAGTGTGTTAGCCATGGATCTCTCCGAATGTCTTGAATCGCGGCCACGGATGGCCATTGGAAAGGAACTTCGTGCCGGCCCGCTCGATGGTGAGTGCGAAGTCACCCGCCTTCTTGGTTTTAAGCTGCTCTATCTGTTCTGCCGGCAGTTGAATGAACTTGAACTCACCCACGCCAATCGGGATAACGGCTATGCAGGTGACATCGTCATACTGGCGAGGGACGATAACTTCAAATAAGTTGTCTGATACTGCCCGCGCCAAGCTGATGTGAAGCGCGACCTGCTGCCCGCGGATGATCGAGTACAGGTCGACCCAGGACCCGCGTTTATCATTCTCCGCAGGGAACGCGCAACTTCCGCCCTCAAGAAGGATGAGGCCTGCCACCAGGTAGACTGCGCCATCACGGTTCATCGCGGCGCGACGCTTCTCTTTGCGGTCAAGCTCCGGCTTGATTCCCAGTGCCAGCCAGCCTTCATCGACTTCAAGGAACTTGGCCAGCTCACGCATTTTGCTCGGTCGCGGAGTCGACTCGCCCGCAAACCATTTGCGAACGGCCTCCTGCGTCACATTGATCGCGTTCGCGATCACGACCTGCCGCCCCTTACCTTTCTCGGGGACGCTCGGCGAGTCGTCGCACGCCTGATCAAGACGTGCCCTGAAAGTAGTATCCACACCGACCTCCTCGTTGGTGGTTTTCTGGCATTCTAAGGCATGCGGGATCAATAACAAGGGGAATTTACAACTTTTTGTGGATTCTGGACCGACGCCGAAGGGCTTTGAGCATTTTGAACAACTCCTCCTGGCCGTTGCGCTTTTCCAGCAAACACTGCATAACCGCCTCGTCTAGCGTCCCTTTCGCTACGAGATGGTGCACGTAGACGACATACTTCTGTCCCTGCCTCGCCAGTCGTCCGATCAACTGAAGGTAGAGTTCGAGCGACCAGGGGATGTCGAAGAAAGCTATGTGCCGCCCTCCCCTCTGGAGGTTAAGCCCATGCCCAGCGCTTTGCGGGTGGACCAACAGCATTTTGATCTTGCCATCATTCCACCTCTTCACGCACGCCCCTTCCTTATCCATGACCACGGCGTGGGGGAAGGCTTTCCGCAGACGGTCAAGTGACGCCTTGAAGTGGTATGACACGAGGACGCTCTCTTCGCCGAGTTCTGCGACCAGGTCTTTCAGATCTTCGACCTTCTTGTCATGCACCTGGTGAACACGCTTGACCTTGTTGAAGTCGTGGGTATCGGCGTCTTCGAGTAAGAAGGTTTCGTACAGTACACCCGATGCGATCTGCAAGAGCTTGCTGGACAGAGCCGCGGCGGTGTCTGCCGTGATCTCCCGCTCTTCCAGCTCCACGATAGAGTCCTGCTCCATTGAACGATAGATAGCAGCTGCATTTTCCGGCAGATCGATCCTGCGAACTTCGAATACTGGCTTTTCGAGCGATAGGTAGTCCTCAGCCTTCATGGTTAAGCAGATATCGGAAATCGCCCTGGCGATCTCCTCGGCCGCGCCGGGGAGCAGCTTATAGCTGTAGTCGTACTTGTTGTGTTTAAAGTACTTTTCGGTGAACTCGGTGTAAGTTCTGCCGAGGCGCTCACCGAGATCAAGCAAACCAATTTGCCCGAATAGGTGTAGATAGCTCTCTGCGGCAGGTGTCGCCGTCAGTTGGTGCATGCGCTTGATGAACGGCCGAACCTTACGTAGGGCCTTCCAGCGGTTAGTCCGGTGATCCTTCAAGCTGCTCGACTCATCCACTACTACGGTGTCGTAAGGCCAGTCTTTGCCCCAAGCATTCACCAGGAACTCCACCTGTTCACGGTTGATGATGTAGATGCTCGCCGGGTTAAGGCGCTTCTGCTCCCGTACCGCTTCTGCTGCCGCTTTCTGGCGGGCTGCTACGACGAAAAGCTTCTTCTCTTGCTCAGACACCGGCTTGAGCATTGCCTCCCCGATCCGCGCCAGGGCGTACTTTCTGATGTCGCCTCTGCTGTAGCCTAAGTTCTTCGCTCTTCGACGCAGTTCAAGGGTGCGGTGACGAATGAGGAATGCCCTGACTTCTTCCGAAGAAGATCCTTGCTCCTTGATGAGCGCCCTGGCCTTCGCGCCAGCCGCCCTGACATGTTCCACCAAGGGTTCCTCTCGAATACGGTGCATCGACAAGGCGGAGGTATGGCGCCACAGCCCAATCTCAGTGGGCCAAGTCTCGTTCACGACCCTCAAGGGTCCAATGACCAGGGTGCAATCCGTTTCAAGCGCGCAGACAAGGTCCAACACAGTTGTGAGCGAAATAACCGTCTTCCCGAGACCCAGGTCGATGAACAAAGCGCTGAAGGGGTTGAGCTTGAGGAACTCGACGGCGTGCTCTTGGTAGTCGTGCAGGGAGTCCCGGTCCCGTTCGCAGTTGGCGAAAGCAGCTTGTATCCACTCATGCCAAGAGGTCATACGCTGTGTCCAAATTGTCGCAAACGTGAACCGGGATTCCATGGGCCCGCAGCTCTCGATGTCGACTACGCTGCTTCTTGGAGGGCTGCTCCCCTGGCCGCTTGAACTCGATGTACATCGTCACGCCACGGCGGTGAAAAAGGTCGTCCGGCATAGAGTCGATGTCGCACCGCATGAGCTTTACAACAAACCACCCACGCTTTTTCGCGAATTCCTTAGCCGGTCGCTCTACATCCACCTCAAGTTCGTTCGGAAATTCGTACTCGTTCATATCAATCCTTCATGTAAAAAGGTCCACACCAACCGGCGGCTCCGAGTGGCAGATCAGGGCACCAGTCCAATTTTCGGGTCATGCAGGTTTTCAAGGCGTCCAGGGTGTGCTCTTGGTCATCGACAGGCTGCAGAGTGATTATCTCGTCATGCACATGCCCCACGATGTTGAAACCAGCGGCATGCGCCGCCAGCAAACCCTCTTTGAGGATGTCGCGAGCGATTGCCTGGACGAAGTTCTCCACCAGCTTTCCGCCATGGCTTGTGATGCGCACCCAGGTTTTCTTGCCTTGCGGTTGGGCCATGTAGCTGAAGTTCTTTTTCTTTTCGCCGCCCCACGGTGGCGTACGCATAACGATCTTGGGCTTGAAGTAGTGCATGAAACGCCCCGACGGCAGTCGTACCAACAAGTACGGAGGCCTATGGATAAACCGAAGTGGGCCGCATACCTGTTCCTGTGATGTCTTCAAACAGCGCTCAACCGCTCTCTCCAGCGCAAACCAAAGTTTGGGGATTTCGTGATAGGTGTCTCGGAATAGCTTGGTAGCCTGGTGCGCCATTTCACGACTCATGTCGACGCCCATATTCTCGGCATAACCCCATAGCCCTGTGCGCTTACCTTCCTTGAGGTCTCCCCCACCCAATCGATAGCCGGAGCCAAGAACGGCAGGTTTACTGTCCCCTCGCTCCTTCTTCGTCACCTCTTCGTAGGGTTTGCGGAAAAGGACGGTCCCGAAGTCCTTGTACGGGTCTTTCCCTCCACGGATCACATTGAGGAGGCGCACGCAGCCAGCCAGCCACGCAATCACGCAGGTTTCGATAGACGAAAGATCGCAAACGCGTAGTTCGTATCCGCGAGGCGCGCGAATAGCAGACCTGATGCAACCAGCGAGGGCATCCATTGGCTCACCGATCATCATCGATAGCCCGTCATAATCCCCGCGGCGAATCAGTTCGGTCGTAAACGCAAGTTGATAGTGATCGCCGCCGTTGGGCTCAATATCCTTGGGGGTACGAGTAAGGTTCTGAGGCTGGAACCGTCGCCCCGACCATCGGTTCGTCCGACTGGCCCCGCCAAACTGAAAGCAAAACCGGATCCGGCTCTTTCGGCCCACAGCTACCTTCAAGGCTGTGTACTTCGAGGTACTTGTACGACTCGCATTCAACCGCAGCCTCAAGCACTTGACTGCATCGTCATCCAAGAAACCTTCTGCCTCGTCGTCTCGTGCCTGTTTGTCCTCGCGCAGTACCTTTTTCACCGTGTCCTTGACCAGGTCAGAGAAGGGATAGCCCCTATCCTGCAGCCACGGTAGGAGTTGAGAGGTCGAGTTGGGGTTGGCGAGCCCAGTCAGTTCCGCCATTTCCTCTAACAACTCGGCTTTCCGCCTCGCAGCCATGTGGATTGCGCTCTCCACATACTCCATGTCGACTGGAAGGCCTCTGTCGTTGATGCGCTGGTCCAGCTCGTAGAGCTGCCATTCGGAGGCAAGCATTTCGTAGCGTGACAGCACCTCCTCCATGAACCCTTCAGATACGACGTCCTGGACGTTGTAAGCTCCAAATCGTTCCCACTCGTCCGGGTCGGTGAATGAGTCGCGCCATCGGTGCGGCTGGTTCTTGGTTATGCGCTGGGGTTTGGAGAACAGTTGGATGAGCCTGTCTCCCTCTTTCGACTTGAGCATCTCATCCGGCAACCCCATTTGTTGGCCAATGTCGCCCAAGGTGCCGACAAACGAATGCTGGTATGCGAGGGCCATGGTGCAACGCCAGTTCTGGTAAGGGACTTTCAACCCTGCTACGCGCCGAGCGATGACGCGTTCGAACTGCGCATTGAAAGCCTTTTTGATGACGTGGGGATCTTCCAAGGCCTCGCGCAACTCGGCGGGCATGCGATCCGTGTCGGCGGTGTCCCAATGCTGAACGCGACCACTATCGAACTGGTACGCACCCATGAGGATCCGTGTCGAAGGGTGCGCTGAGTAAACGTCGAGTCCGTATTTTGGTAAATCGATCTCGCTGGCTGTTTCCCAGTCGAGGCGGAGGGTAGTCATGCAAGCCTCCAAGAAAAGGCGCCCGACCGGAGTCGGGCGAAACCCTGGAGCGTCAATTACGACGCCCTGTAGTTATAACACCAGTATGTTGTATCAGAGGTCGTCGTCGCCGCCCTCGTCCCCGAAGTCGTATCCATCATCCGCGGCGTCGTCGAGTTCGTCCCAGACATCCTCATCATCGATAGCGCCTTCACCGAACCGTTCGCCGTCGCGAACGAACTGGACCGCGATCAGGTTAGCGTTGATTTTCTTGCCATGTTGATTGTTCTGGGCCCAAGGGCGCACAAGGATGTTCACCCAGCAGCCAGGGTAGATCTTCTTGGCGGTTTCTTCCGGGGTCATCACAGTCCCGCGAGGCGTCCTGCAGGAGGGGCGGCGATCCGGGTTCTCCGAAGCCTTGATAATCCAGTGGCCTTCCGCTTCTTCTTTGCCAGAGTCGTCGCCGTTCCGAACGAATTTGTGTTCGGAAGCCAGCTTGCCGATCTTGCTGGAGGTCAGCAGCTTATTGATCTCTTCCACCAGGAGCTTCTTGGCTTCTTCGTGCGTTTCCTTGGGTGCCAGGCCGGTGATGCTGAACTTCGGCCGGTCACTCTCGTTTTTCGCCCAAGCTTTATCCAAGTGCGGATACGACGCCCGAACGTTATCGATACGGATGCAACCATCGGAGTACAGAACGGCATTCTTTACCTTTTTGACGATCTCACGAGCCATGCGATTCACCTATTTCAGATTTACTCGATTTACGGGTCAAAGGTCGTCTTCGCCTTCGAGATCATCGAAAACGTCATCGACCGTCAGGGTTAGCTCAGCGCGCTTGTCGTGCGCTGGGGCCATTACCGGCTTACCGCGAGGCTTCGTTACACCGAGGACCTCGCGCTCCAGTAATTCGGGGAGTTGGGCAGCCCGATAGCCGCCCTCTTTTTTCAGGATCTCTTCGACCTGTGCGGGGGTCCGCACCGAGGTCGCAATGAACTTTTCCGCAGGGACGCCAGTTAACATCTCCAGCGTCTCGGGGACCGAGGACGGATCTCTAAAGAATCGGTTGGACCGCCCCTCCACGACCTTGTAACCAGGGACCGGATTCCCGGCCTGGAGGGTCTTTTCAAGGTCGTCTTCGAGGCTTTTGAACCAGTTCTCTACCGCCTTTCTCCAGCGGTAGATCTTGGCTTTCTGGCTTGTCGACAGGGTTTGCAGAGGCGCAGGAGCCAACGTGAATTCATCGAACTCGTCTTCCAAACGCTCGATGAACTGGTGCACCTGCTCTTCGCTGCACGCGTCGTCCAGGTCGTCAAACACGCCTGCCAATAGCGACTCCATGTGAGCGGCGAAGGCTGTGCACGAAGCTTTCACTCGACACCACTGGCACTGCTTCTCGCCGGGAGTCCGCGGCGCATTCGGCGCCCACGCGGCGTGGGCTCGCTCTTTAGCGTATTCGGCAAACTGCAACAGCTCATCGCGGCTTACTTCCCACTCGTCGAAGTGATCGAGACGGGGCTGCGCGATTCGGATAATCACGCGCTGGAACCCGTACTCCCAGTCCCAGCGGTAGAACGAGCCGAGCGCATACAGAAGCGCCTGAGTATTCCGTTTGGCAAAAACTTGGACGCCCTTCCCCATTTTGAGGTCGGTAATGACCAGGAGGCCGGGAAGACAGGCGATGTGGTCGGCGGTCCCACCTTGATCGGGGATCGGCGTCAAGCGAGAGAAGTCGACGCGCTGCTCGACAAAGTGGTCCCCCGGCAGCGCCGTGCACCAATCGACGTACTGCTGCACGTAATCGAGCATCGAATGGTCGATCTCGATCTCGAATGTCTGGGTGTGTTCGGCAACCAGTTCAACGGTCCCGACAAGGTCTACCGGCTTGATGCCGGTCTTCAGCCACCTCTCGGCGACCCCATGAGCCACTGTGCCGTAGGCTGCGTCCTCCCCCACCTCATCTTCGGCAAGAAGATTTGGGATAAGCGAGCCTGAGCACAGCAACCACATGGCGGAAGCCGAGGGGGCAAATACGCTATGCCCTCCCAGCTTCCGCTGCACGGCAGCGAGATCGAAGCCGTGGTCAGCCATGGCTACAGATCTTCGCCTTCGCCGCCGTCGCTGTTCAGCTCTTCCAGGCGAGCAACCGCTTTTTCGTAGACAGCGTCGAAATCTTTCTCGGCGATCTCGGCCATCTTCGCGTAACCGAAACCCTTGTAGACCGCGACGGCCTCGTCCTTGCCATGGGCGTCCTTCAGCGCGATCAGGGCCTTGTCGACCTCGGCTCTGTCGTGCTTCGGCTTGGACGGTTCTTCCTTCTGCTTGGTGCTGCGACCGGAAGAGCCCTTGCTGCCGCCAGTAGTGGTGGAGGCGCTGGTGCTACCGGCCGAGCCGGCGCCGGCAGCCCCGACTTTCGACTCGATACCTTCCACGGCGTTGGCCAGGCGGGCCAGGTGACGAATCAGCTCAGCGCCGAATTGGTTGAGGGTCATTTCGCTACTCATTGCATGTCTCCAGGGGGTTGAATTTCCGCCGAAAGGTGTTGGCGGGTTATGCTCAATCGCCTATTGATAAAACAACAAACAGTTGTTTTGGTCAACACTCATTATCGATTGATCTCTAACAGGGCCGACTGTAGGCTATCAACTTGAGATTGTCCACTCTACCAGAGGTTGTAACTATGAATCTCCCTTCCTGGGTGACAGATCCCGCGCTCAGCGACGAAGAGCGACGCAGAATGCTCCTGATCTATCGCCTGCGTAGAGCAGCCCTCTTCCACAACGCCAGCGGCTCGTTACCTGTGCTGAGTAAAGCCGTCGGATGCCACCCCAATCACCTGCACGTCGCTATGTCCAGGGGCCGCCTCAGCCTGAAGGTCGATTTGGCGCTCAAGGCCTTGGTCGGCAGTGCATGGACAGAAACCCCTCAGTCCGCTGAAGCGTAGAGGTGGGCATGGACCGAGCCACGAAAGACCGCACCCAGGTGATAAAGGGCGGCTACCTGGCGCAGCACGGCAAGACACTGATCGACCACGGGTACAACATCGTCCCTATTGCCCCTGGCAAAAAGGCACCGGGGTTCGACGACTGGCAGAAAACCCGTGCGAGCCAAGCTCAGTTGGCGCGTTGGATGGAGTCAGGTCTGGAGAACCACGGCGTGGGGATCCTCGCCGCGCATACCCCAGCCGTAGACATCGACGTGCTCGATGACGAGTTGGCGGATCTGCTTGAAGACTGGTGCCATGAGAATTTAGGACGAGCCCCCGTCCGTATTGGGTTGCCGCCCAAGCGCCTTTTGCTCTACCGCACAGACGAGCCCTTCCGAAAAATCACCTCGAAGACTTACCTCAACGAGTGGCAAGAGCGCTGCCGAATCGAGATTCTCGGCGATGGCCAGCAATTCGTAGCCTTCCACAAGCACCCCGAAACGCACCGGCCGTACCGCTGGACCAGTGAGGAGAGCCCGCTCAACACGTCAGCTGACGACCTCCCGCTGATTGAGCCGGAAAAGCTTGGAGGGCTTGTTCGTTTATTCGAATCAGAAGCAGAGAAACGGGGCTGGACGCTGGTCCGAGGCTCTCGCATCAACAGGCAACCCGGCTCTGCAGCGATAGACAAGGACGATCCGTTTGCGGCCGACGCCCAGCCTGTGAATCTGTCGCAGGCCGAGTTGCAGCAGCGCCTAATGCTCGTTCCAGGTGCAGAAGACTACGACACCTGGCTCCAGATCGGGATGGCGCTCTACCACCAGTACGATGGAGAGGACATCGGCCGAGAGATGTGGCACGAATGGTCGGAGTCCGCAGACAACTACGACGCCGATGCGCTGAACCGGAAGTGGGACACCTTCGATATCAGCGACAAGGGCCGCGCCCCAGTTACTGCCCGACTGATCCTGCAACTCGCGAAGGAGGCTGCGGAGACGAAGGCGATTGAAACCGCCGTCGAACTCCGCAACCAGTTCGCGATGGCGAAAGACCGAGCTGAATGGAACGAGGCAGCGAAGATCACCCGGCGGGCCGAAATCGACCACCTCTCCCGAGCTAGCCTCGCCGAGATCGCAAGAGACCGACTGGTGGCTTTGACGGGCAACAAGGTCCCGCTGGCGGAAGTGAAGAAATCTCTGGCCTACGAGATCAATACCAAAGAGCTACCGCGGTGGTGCCGCGACTGGGTTTATGACGCCAGCGAGGACCGGTTCTACCACACCGTCCACAAGCATGCGGTCTCAGCCCAAGGCTTCAACGCGATCAACGATCGGCACGCAATGACCAAAAAGGACGTTCTGGATGGGAAGTCGGCGCCAGTCAGTACCGCCTGCCACCTCGCGCTGAACGTCTACAAAATCCCGACTGTGCACGGACGCATGTACGCACCTGGTCGTGACGGGGTCTTCATCTACAACGGCACTCAATGGGCCAACACCTACCCCGAGCACCACATCCCGCCGAAGCCGAAGAACATCCGGCCCATCGACAAGATCAACATAAAGCGGGTGCGAGCCCACATTGCCCACATGTTGGAGGACCCGAAGGAGCAGCGCATCCTGCTCGACTGGCTGTCGTACGTCGTGCAGAACCCAGGTAAAAGGGTCAACTGGGCGATCCTGCTGCAAGGCGTCCCAGGTGACGGTAAATCGTTCTTCGCCTTCCTGCTCCGCGCCGTCATGGGGATCGGCAACGTGACGATGGCCAACGCCCACATCCTGGAGTCCAGCTTCACCGCCTGGGCCCAGGGTCAATGCGTGCTCGCTTTCGAAGAAGTCCACATGGTCGGCCACAACCGCTACGACGTGCTGAACAGGTTCAAGCCGCTGGTGACGAACCGGGTGATCGAGATCCATGCGAAGGGCCGCGACCCTTACAACGTCGAGAACACGACCTCCTACCTACTCTTCAGTAACTACCGCAAGGCCCTGCCACTGCAAGACAACGAGCGGCGCTACTGCGTCCTCTTCTCACAATGGCAACAGCGCGAAAAGCTCGCGGAGTTCATGGAGGAGAACCCGGACTACTACAACGATCTGTACGCCGCGTTGGACGAGTCAGCACCGGCACTTCGGCAGTGGATGCTGCAGCTAGAGCAGAGTCCCGATTTCCACCCGGATGGCAATGCACCCATTACCCCGGCATTCCGCTACATGGTGCGGGTGTCCCAGCCGAAGGAACTACGAGGCATCCGCGAAATAATCGAGTCGAAGGAATTCCCTGACATCTCGGATGACCTATTGAACATCACCCGGCTCGAAAGCCTAACGATGAACGACGACTACGATTTCGAGCTGCCGGCACCAAAGACCCTCAACTACATCCTGGAGAACCACGGGTTCATTCCAATCGGGCGCGTCCGGATCGGGCAGGAGCGGTATCGCTTCTACTCGCGAAACCCCGAGAAGTTCACCTGGAGAAACGCCGAAGGTGATTTGATCCCGGATACCGAGAAGATCCGCAAGTACATGGAAGGCGAGCAAGACGATGATGAGGACGACGACTTGTAGCCTCCCCTTTCACCCCCGAAACCCGCCTACATGGCGGGTTTATTTTTGCTCGCTAAATGCTGGGCAGAAGATCGGTTTATCGTGCCGTTTACGACTCTGTGTATGACGCAGCATAAAAGTCATCGAAAACTGACCCATTCCCCGTACATAAATGACACACGAATCGTGTTTATAGACACATGAACCGTGTGCCATTTTGATGATTTTCCTGAGATGTCCCGGATAATTTCACATTTTTCCGGGACAGCGGAATTACCTGCGTTGAATCAGCCAAAGTGCCTCCCCCTCCTCAACTCCGCAAAACGTTGATTTCTCTATACTTTTTATTTTCCCTGAAAAGTCTGTCCCGGATAGTCCCGGAAAAAATAGTGATTCGGAAAAGGAGAGAAAAATATTTTTTGTCCAAATAGAGAATGAGCAGATTATCCGGGTTTCCGGGTCCAGCCCTTTTGACGGGGTACGCGCCGAAATCCAAAGGTGGCGTTGCGGAAAATCGACAAAATGCGTGATCGCGGCTCAGCGCCCCCGCCCAGCCGAAAAAAGGCCCTGGAGGGACCCGGTCACTTAGGCGGGCAGTTAATCGACGCCTGTAAACGGGCCGATAAACCGACGAACGGTAGTGATAGATATACGGTTTAAATAAACGTTCTAGTTAAACAGGCACGCCGAAACACGGCGACGCGGCGACCTGGCACGACGAAACACGCCTATATGCATTGCACATACGGCGGCCGGCATCCCTGCGCCCTGGAGCTTGACAGGCCGACGCATGCGGTCCTGAATATACTGTATGGATAACCAGTACTCAGCAGGGGTGAGTGATGAGTCAGGCAATGGGACGCACTACAGCGGCACGCCTTGGGGATGAACTGGCCGAGTGCCGCGCCGCCATTCGGGAGCTATGGGCTGTCGTGGTAGAACAGGACCTGGAGCTAGAGCGACTCCGTGAACGTGTGCAGCAAGCAAGGCCCGCCAGGCTGAAGCAGGTCGCCCGCGACTAGGCCGCCCCGCGTCACAGTTCCGCGTTCGGCCGTGGCATTTTGTGCCAGGTGCGGCTATGGTCGCCGGCACAGCACGCCGAACGGGAGAAAGGATCAATGCGAACTATGCGGTTTTCCCTGGCCGTGGTGGGACTGGTGGCAGCGCTAAGCGGCTGCGCCAGCTCGCCGCCGGACCATGCGACGGACACGCGGCCAGGCGGCAATCAAGGCTTGAGCCTGCGCGACGGGTCGCCCGACACATGGATATTCCAGGCTGCGCCCGACCGCATGAGTGGCCGCACAGCCTATAGCGCCACCATATGGTCGCGTGACGCGGTTACCCTGCCGCCGCCCTATGAGGGGGCGCAGCGCTTGACGTTGACCGTAGGCAAGGACTCCAGCGGCAAGGCCCTGGCTTTCGTGGGCGTGCCGCGTGGGCAGTTCGGGTGCATGGGGACGTGTGATATTCGCGTGCGCTTCGACGAAGGCGCCGCCGAGCGATGGGGCGGGGAGCTGAAGAATTACGAAACCGGGGCCCTGCACATTGTCGGCGCCGCTCGGTTCATCGCCCAAATGCAAAAGTCGAAGACGGTAACCCTTGAGCTACCATTCTTCGACTTTGGGGCGGTTCCTGTTGAGTTCAAAGCGGACGGGCTCCCGTGGGGCTCCCGCTGACAACCTAGCGTTCCGGCCGCCGACTACGGCCCTTGGGCGAATCCGGCGACCACATGCGGCAGGTTGAGGCCTACCACGGCGAGCAGCACAGCAGCGACAGCGACGGCCCCCAGCACTACCACGGCGACCACGGCGGCGCCCTCACGGTCGGAACGGTTCACGGGGCGCCCCCTTCGGCGCCTTTTATCGCCGCTTCCAGATTCTCCAGATAAACGCCATCCATTCCGGCGAAGTGACCTTGGTCGCGGTGCCAGCGTAGCGACGCGGCCGCCGCTCGCGCCGCCGTCAACAGGGCGTCGAAGTCGACCCGCTCAACAGCGGCGGCAATGCCGGCTTTCGCTAGCGCCTTGCGCACCTCTGCCGCGTTTTCGTTCGGCTCCGGCCGGTAGACCGTCAACAGAAATTGAACCTGCACAGTTGTTTCCTCAATAGAAAGTTGATTCGTCAGGCAGCACTTGCCCGCGTTTCCGTCATGTGGAACGCCTTCAGGGCGGTCAACACGACGTCGGTGACGTCACGGTCCTGGCGGTCGAAAATCTCCAGACCGTGACCCCGGCGCCATACCACGCGCAGGGAAAAGCGACCTTTCCTGTCCGTCACGGCGCCATGGCCGATGCCCAGCGCCGAGCGATGGGGGGCATGTGCGCAGCGCACAGCAGCGACGATTGCAGCCTTGACGCGGACAAGATAAGCGGTGGATCGAAGGGCAGTTTTGTTCAGCATGGTCATGCCCCCTGCCGGAGTTCAAAGGCGACCATGCGGACCATTTGCCGGCCGTTGCGCAGCTCGGCGCGCAGGGTGGCGGCGTGATCCGGTTGCTGGGCCCAATGGGCGTATTCCTCGAACAACCACGCCAGCATGGCGCGACCGTAGAACGGGCGGACCTGTATTTCCTTCACGTCCACGACGGCGCCAACCATGCCTAAGCCGGGAATGAAACGATAGCTTGCCGCCGGGGTTTGCATGGCGCGGGCGTCTTCAACGTAGCTTTCCGCGCAGTCGCGATAGCGGAAGTGTGCGACCGGCTTGCCGTCTTTGCGAACTTCCCACGCCTTAAGCCATCCGTCCGGCTCTTTCGCGTGGATCGAAAAGCCTTGAGTTTTCATGGTTTTTGCTCCGTATCTGTGCGGCAGAATCGCCGACAGGCACAATATAGAAACACATGATTCGTGTGTCAACTAATTCTATTCGTCTTTCCGTTCGGCCTCCTTTAGTTCGGTCGGATAGAGCGCCCCCAGCACGCCGAGTGCGGCCGCGACAACCATTGCAGCGGCGAACCGTTGCGCCGCCAGCAACAGCGCCCCGCACGCCCACATAGCGGCGCCTAGGGTCAGCAGGACCAGCGCCAGGCGCACGAACGGCCACCACGGCGGCACGGCCAGGTGCGGCGACTTATCGTTCTTCGCCATGCGTTACCCCCGGCGATTTGTGCGGTCGCTTTTTACTGGCTTTGAACACGACTCCAGGTTCATCGGACCGGAAAATCTCAAGCCAGCGCGCCACATTCTCCCGGTATGCATCCCGCACAAGGGCCCAGTAGCCGGCCTGCGCATTCCAACGCCAGATGTTGGTTAAATCGCTACGGCTCCCGGTTTTCATTGGATCACCCCGGCGGCACGCAGCGCCTTTTCCCAGTAGCGGCGAGACCTGTCGTCACGGCCAGGATGCAAGGATTTGCGTTCTTCGGCGCCGGTCTGATAGTCCAAGTCGCCATCCGCTTGAGTGACCCAATCCGGGCAGCCTTGCGAACAGCTAGGCTCGGTAAACCCGTTGCTTTCGATATAGTCGACCAGTTCGCGAAGCCCGAACTCCGCGTTTTCGAAGTCAAAGCCGCTTTCTCCCGCGTCGCCGGCCTCGGCGCTTTCGGGCGTGACAATTTCGTAGGTCTGGGAAACTCGAATAGGCATGATCATTTCCCCCCAGTAGCGGCGGCCAGGGCGGCCAGAGCGGCGAGCTTTGCCTGCGCCAGTTCCTCAGAATCGGACGGGTCCGGCTCCAGCCAGGAAGCGGCGGCCAGATCGGCCAGCGCCTGCGCCAGCTGGGGCGCCGCCTCAACCATGGCGGCCAGGCGTTCAAGCTCCGGATCGACCTGGCGCGGATTCGTGATAGAGGCCGTATGCACGCGCAGGAAACCGCCCCGCCCACGCACGTCTAGCCAATAGGTTTTGCACCCTTCGGTGCCGGCGCGGCGCATCAGTTCAACGGCCATTGGGCGCACTCCTTTTGCGGCGGATGTTGTCGTTAATCGCATTGGCGATGTCTTGGGCGGCGCGGTATGAGGTGAACATCAGGCCGCACATGTGCTGAAACTCTGCAGCGCACTTGTCCGGGTCGACCTTCAGTTGGTAACCCCAGCGGCTTGTGCCGGTCACGTAGGCGAGTTTTTTCGCGGCCATAGCTCAAGCCCCCTCCTGTGCGAAATAATCGCGCTCCAGGGAATAGCTCCCGAACTCGGTATAGGGCACGCGGATGGCGTCATAGACCTGCCGCCCGAAGGCATCGGAAAGCCCGACTCCGTGTCCCATAGCTTGCATGGCGCAGTAGTGCCCGAACATTTCCGGCGAGTGTTCCCGGTCGCCCTTGTCGTCGCTGTTTTCGGCGATTTCGACGGCGCGCAGGAACAGCGATTCCAGGTCGAAGGGCGCCGACTTCAGGCCGTTAGCGTGCAACATGCTCGCGGCCAGAGTGTCGGCCGCGTGAAGGGCCGCCGGGTCGATCGCTTCCGGTAACTGGTCCATGATTTCACCGGCCAGGGGCTGGCCGCATTCTTCGGCCTGATCAGCATAGGCGGACCCGAAGAACGCCAGGGCCATATGCCGCTTGATTTCGTCGTGAATGGACATTTACGCGCCCTCCCGGTCGATAGTGACGAAGATCCGGCCGCCGTTGTCCGTGTCGCGATTCGTACGGATGTAGAAGCTGGCGACGTTCGAATAGCAGACGGCATAGACCCGGCGGCGCAGCCCTTCCCAGTCGATCAGGTACGGGGTCGGCAAGTCTTTGCCGTAGCCGGTGCGGGAGCGAGCAGCGGGGACAATTTCGGCCGGCTGTTCCATTACCGGGACACGCTCGGTCCGATACGGGCCGCCGGCTTTGCCGTGCTGGAGATATGCGGTTAGTTCCATTTGTTGTCACCTCAATAGAAAGTTGATTCGAGGGCACTAAAATCGCTGCACTTCGTCAATGTCGGTCACGTCCCGCCCCTGCTGGTCCACGCATACGGCGGCGACGTGTTTAAACCCATCGGCCCGCCAGCGGTCGGCCTCTGCCGTCAATTCACGGGAACAGGTCACAGCGGCGCGGGGGCCGTCCGCTTGGGCGACTGCGTAAATCTGGCAGTCATCCAAGGCAGCAGTCGTGCAAACGTAAATAAGCAAGGTGGCGGCTGCGTCGAAAGTGAAAGGCATTGCGGCTACTCCCCGTTGGTGCCGTCGGCGTTCTTCAGGGCGAAGCGGCCGACGTCGTTCCCGTTGATGTCGCGTATGGTTTCGAAGAATCCGGAACAGCCGAAGCCCTCCACCTTATCGGCGATAGCGCGCAAAATCCGTGCAATCTCATAGTCACGACCGGCGCCGTCGAAGGCTTCGTTATCCGTGTCGAACCGAACAGTGAAAATCGCCATGATTAATAGCCCTCCAGCAGTTCGGCCAGCTTTTCGCGTTCGGCGGCGCTGAAAAACGCCCGCACGTCCGCCAGGACTTTGGAGCATTCGTCATAGGTTGCCAGGGCCTTCCGGCTGTCCGGGTCATAACCGAAGTCGGCGCACCAATCGTTGAAATTCTGGTCGGCGCCGTTGGCGTCCGACAGCAGGCAGTAAAGAACGTCAGCGGCGCACGGCGCTACCGGCTTAAGGTGGCGCTTTTCCCACTCCACGCGGGCGAGAATGCGGGGCGCCAGTCGGGCGATGTCCGGCGGCATCGGCCGTTCGGATTTACGGTGCCCGATCCCCGTGAAATAGGCGTGCGCTATCTGGTGGCCTTCACGGTCCGAACCGCGACGGAACAGCGGCGCCCATTCGTCGCATTCCCAGTCGTCGCGCTTCGTCGCACAGCGCGGAATAACGGAAAACTCTACGCCAGCGGCCGCCAGAAAGTCGGCGACTGCTTGCTGTTGCTCGGTCAATTTCTTAGCCATCTGTTGAATCCTCAACCGTTTGTTGTTCGGCGGGTCGAATGCCGCCCGTTGAAAACCGACGGCGTATTTATCTCAGCACATGAACCATGTGTCAACAGCAGCGCCAGCCACTCCCCCTTTCTTTATTCCCCGCCACCTGGCCGCCCCGCCTGGCCGGCGCCGGTATCAACCTGGCGCGCTCTGTTCAGGCCTATCACTCCGGCGGCCTGTACCGCTTCGCGCCCCTCCTTGCGCCAGCCCCCTTACTTCGCCGACCCCGCCGCTACAGATTTTTCTTACTTGAAAAACCTGGCCGGATTCCTTCTCGTCCTTACTTGAAAAACCTGGCCCGTTCCCCGGCGCGGAACCCCTGGCTTACTTGAAAAACCTCGCCGGATCCCCGCGGCTCCGCTTACTTGAAAAACCTCGCCGGATCCCTGGCCCTTTCTTCGACCGTTCAGCTCCAGAAGCGCAAAACAGAGTTGACAGCCGATTCGTATGTCTTATATTCCACGCTACTGCGCAGACCGAACCCGGAAACCTCCCTATGGCGAAATCGACACCGACCCATACCTCCGATGACCTGGATCTACCCGACGTCGACTCGGGTGTTGCCGTGCCACCGAAGCGCCGGCCGCAGGCTGACAGTTTCACCAGCCGGCTCGTCGAGCTGGACCTCGGCGAGACGGAAGCACGCGCTGTCCGCTTCCCCGACTGCGCACACCCCTGGCCCGACATCCAGGCGGCCAAAGAGCAGCTCAAGTCGACAGTCACCGGCCAGGTGCGGAACGCAAGGAAACGCCTGCCGGACGCTCGGTACACCCTCGCCATGGGCGACTTCCGAGCGCCGAACGGCGACACCATGGTCATCGCGACGGTGACTCGCATCGAATAGGGCCTCGGCCTTATTTGTTGTGTTTAACTCAACTAAATGTAGTATAAACAACACAACGATGATAGATCACCCCTGGAGAAAAACCATGAATGACAAAGCAACCGGCCTCCCCAGCTTGGGGGCGCGCTCAACGGAAATGGCCCTTGCGGAAATGCCTACCACCCTTCTCGACCAAGGGTCTTCCGCTCGCCCGCAGAAACAACAAACGGTTGATTCGACACTTCCAACGCTGTTCGAAGCGGCACGGAAGGAAGACTTGGCCGAGGCTCGCAATACCCTGCTCGACGTGAAAGAAGGAGGCCTACGCTTGATTGTCGAGTGGTCCAGCTACGAGGAAGACCTAAGCGTCCGGATCGTCGATGCGGGTAACTGCGATCTGCAGGGCACCTACTACAAGGACTGGCTGCTCGGCCTCCAGACCGTCTACGCGGCCTACCGCGGCAACGAGGACGGATTCAAGGTATTCCGGCAGTGGTCGGCCCAGGAACTGGCGCCTAATGGGGTGCCCGAGAACCACGAAGAGCGCTGCCGCATCGCCTGGAACTCGCTGAAGTCGGAACCCATGAGTTTCGAAGAGGCGTGCGACCGCCTCGCGGAACACCCCGCCTTGCTGGTGGACCCCGAGTACGTGGCGAGCATCGCCACTTCCATCAACCGGCTCAGCGACATGTCGCACGCCCTCAACCGCTACGCCGGTTGGTGGAGCGACCTGGAGACCGGCGAACCCAAGGAGCGCAACGACGGCGAGCTGCTCTGCCTGATCATCAGCGAAGTGATCGAGGGCTTCGAGGGGGTCCGCAAGAACCTGATGGACGACAAGCTTCCTCACCGCAAGATGATCGAGGTGGAGCTGGCAGACGCGCTGATTCGCATCGCCGACTACGCTGGCGGCCGCAACCTGGACGTGGGCCGAGCGCTGATCGAGAAGATGGCGTTCAACCAGACCCGCCAGGACCACACACGCGAAGCCCGCCTGGCACCGAACGGCAAGAAGATCTGAGGGGACAACCGTGGAATTCAAGCACATGCACCTCAAGGTCCTTCTCGACCACCTTGAATACGACACGTCCGCTCTCTCGGAAGAGACCGCTATCGCGCAACTCCGAGCCGCCGGCCTGCTCAACTGGAAAGGCTTGGCAAAAGACGTACCTTCCCCGAGAGGCAAAACGGTGATCAACCTGGCGGTTGGGCAAGCGATACACGCTCTCATACAGCCACTGGTCGAAGGCGCGGTGAACGAGGGAGGCCTGCCCGTGCGCCGCTTGCGCCGTCGTCGAGTCATCGGTGAAGGCCTAGGAGTGGTCGAAGAAGAGACGGATATCGAGGTCTACGACCCAAGCACGGCCCCCACTGCGAAGCCAGGCGAAACCTGGATGGTCAGCATCGGCGGAGAGCCTCGTTTGCGCCGCAGGATGGTGATCGGCATAGGCTCTGAAGTGATTGTGCTCGGCCGAAAGGCTAGTAAGCAGGCCACTTCCTATGACCGCGAGCACTACCTACCTGAAAGCGTACGTTTCGTCCAGCAGGTCGGCGTGAGAACGGAAAGCGCCTGACCACGGGATAGGTGCGTCTGCAGAAACAACAAACCATTGAGAAAGCAACCATGACTCAAGAAAAAGCATATTCGTTCAAGAGCCTCCGCCGCGACAAAGCAATCAAGTCGCGAGACCTCTACCGGGTGCGCTACTCCGACCTGGTGGTCGTCCCAGGCAACAACGAGCGCGACAAGGACGAGCGCTACTGGCACAGCATCAACGCCCTGGAGAAGTTCCTCCTGGGTGGAGGTCAAGTGGCCCCCTTGGAGGTCGAGGTCAACCCGAAGACTGGGGCCATTGAGATCGTCCAAGGGCACCGCCGCCACGAGGCCTTCGGCCGCGTCATCCCGGCCAAGCAAGAGCAGCTCCGGTCGCTGATCCGGGAGGACATGGCTGCGGCGGACAAGGCGAAGCTGCTCGAAAAAGTTGACGACCTGGAGTTCATCGAATGCATCCCGTTCCAGGGCAACGATCTGCAAAAGCTCGTGCGCATCGGCACAGGCAACGAGCACCTCGCGCTCACGGAAGTGGAGACCGCCCGACTCTACAAGCGGGCTCAGGTCGAGTTCGGCCTGAACGCGACGGAGATCGCCAAAGCGTTCAACAAGCCCCGCGACCATGTTGACCGCCACCTCGCCTTAGCGAATGCGGACCACGGCGTTCAGGAAGCCGTCAAGACCGGCAAGATCGCCGTCACCGAGGCGGTCAAGATCGCCAAGGAGCACGGCAGCGACGCCGTTGAAGTCATCGAGAAGGAGTACGCCAAGGCAGTCAAGCAGGGCAGCAAGAAAGTTACGGCCGGCACGATGAAGGGGAGCCCCCTACCCCGCCCCGTCGTGAACGACCTGGTCGGCAATGTCGCCAAGTTCCGCCGCAGCCTCAGCCCCGAAGCGGAGGCCGTCGTCAACGACTTCCGTGAAGGACGCATCGACGGAGGGCAGGTCACCATCGACGTCGTACCGTTGATGGCGCTGCTCGCAGCCCACGGGAACGTTGAAGCCGTGCAGGAGGAGCAACGTAAACGCGCCGAGGCAAAAGCGGCCAAAGCTGCCGAGGCCGCCAAGACCGACGACGACGATCTGTGACCGCCATGCCGACGATCCAAGTTGCCTCGGCGGAAGGCCCCGCCCCCGCAGAAGTGTTCGAGACGTTCTGGTTCCCCCTAGACGGGGACCGGTTCCTGTTCGCCCTCACTCAGATGCACGGCAACACCGGAGTCGCCGTCACTGAGTACCTCAGCGGTTTGAGGGCCGTCTACCGCCTCCTGGACGAGCGCGGCGACGAGATCGACCCGCGAGAACACGCCCCACACTCCCTATGCGTTATGGGCGGGTACGCCCTGCGCCATCTAGCCGCTGTGCACGGCGAGGTGAAGATCAAAGCCGCCATTCTGGAGGGTCAACGAGGCGGCGCCCTGAACGAACTCGATTTTTAACCAGAGGAACACGCAATGCGCAAACACAACATGGCGCTCGAAACGCTGACCGCGATGAACCAGCGGCAGCAGGAGCAGTTCACCCAAGCGACCGTACTCGCCATCGGCGTGGTGATGAAGAAGGTCGGCATCGACGAAATCAGCGTCGGGCCCGAAGACTTCGCCAAGCTGCTGCCGGGGGAGAAAGTGACCGTCGAAGAACTGGTCGGCGGGGGCTTCACCTACCGTCTCACCCAGCGGCCTCAGCCGGCCTCACAGGAGGGTTAGATCATGTTCAAGAACATGATGTTCTACCGAGTCACCAACCCCGACCATGTCGCCACGCTCAACGACTGGGAAGGCCTCGGTGCGCTGCTGGCCGAACTGCCGGCACGCGAGCCCACAGGCAGCCAGTGGCGGGCACTCGGCTTCGACCTGCCGGCGCCGCGGTTGAGCGACGAGCTGGTCTGGAGTGCACCGTCCGGCGCCAACCTCTTCACCCTGTATGTCCATGAGCGCCAACTGACCGGCGCCACCATCCGCGAACACGTCGCCGCGAGAGTCGAGAAGATCGAGAGTCGCGAGCAGCGGAAGTGCTACCGCAAGGAGCTGGCGCAGATCCGCGACGAGGTCGAAGCCGAGCTTCTGCCGCGGGCATTCATCAAGCACAGCGTCATCAACATGCTGGTGATAGGCAACCTCCTGGTCGTCGAAAGCAGCAGCGCCAAGAAGGCGGAGGACGCCCTGGACGCCCTGCGGCGCGCCATGGACTCACTGTCTGTTCGCCCCCTCACCTTCAAGGTCGAGCCCTCTGCATGGCTCACCGAGATCATGCGCTCCAACGCGTACGACAACCTCAAGCGCCTGGACGCAGCCAAGCTGGTCAACAGCGAAAAGGACGTGGTCACGTTCAAGGGGGTCAACCTGGACGACGAGGAGCCTCAGTCCTACCTCAACAACGCCTTCCGCGTCGCCGAGCTGCTGGTTGCGTTCAGTTGGGAGGGTGAGGACCAGATGTACTTCAAGGTCAGCGACCAGCTCATTTTCAAAAGCATCAAATTCGACGACCTGGTTCTCGGGGAGATCGGCAAGGACTCGGATGGAGACCCGGCCACTACCCTGGATGCGTCCCTTGCGATCCTGGTCGGGACGATCCAGCGCTTGGTCGGCACTCTGGCTGACCAGTTGGGGGAAGACCTGCCGAGCAAGCTGGCGAACGACGTCGCCGCTGTTATCGCTCCGATCAAGAACGGCGGATCCATTTCCATCAACGGCGTCGAAGTCTATCGCTCCCCCGAGATCTCGAAGGAGCGTCTGAAGGGCGTGATCGACGGCGAGGACGGCGACGATGACGAGTTCGAGCAGGCCCGCCGGCAAACCGAGGATGACGACCTATGACCTTCGACATCAACACAGCAGTGATCATCGTGGAGCAAGACGTGGAGCAACCCGGAACCCGACGTAAACGCGGCGTGGACATGAACGACCCGAAGGTCAAGACCCTGGTCTCCATGAGGGTAGGCGATAGCTTCTTCCTCGCCGATGCCACCAAGAAGGACGTCCGCCCGTTGCTCGACCTGGGCAAGAAGGTGAACGTCCCGCTAATCGCACGCGACGTTGAACTGGACGAGATCTACAAGAAGGCCGGGGTCCGTGTGTGGCGCATCGACGAAAGCGAGGTGCGTACACGCCGCACCAAGGCCCAGATCGAGGCCGAGAAGCAGACGCTGACCGTCGACAAGAGCGCGTTCCTCAAGGGCTCCGTGCGGTACTGGCACCACCCCGAGTCTGAGTGTGTGTTCCGCACCGGACCCGGCACGGGCAAAGGTCACCCGAGTGGACCTGATTTCGATGAAGCCCAGACGCTCATGGAGATCGACGAGGCTGAGTACATCCGCCTCTCGGCCGAGTACGACGATCTTTAAACGGGGAGGCGCAGATGGATACTGCAGTCGACCTCTTCGCTGGCATGGGCGGCTGGACCACCGGGGCGCGTGCTGCTGGAGTGAATGTGGTGTGGGCCGCCAACCACTGGCCCACAGCCGTCCACTGGCACGCAGCGAACCACCCCGAGACGGTCCACGTCTGCCAGGATCTGCAGCAGGCAAACTGGTCCAAGGTCCCTTGGCACAACCTACTCCTCGCGTCGCCGTGTTGTACCGGCTTCACCAAGGCGCGAGGTAGGCCGGAAGGGAATCCGGAGCACGACGCCGCCCGCAGCACAGCCTGGGCTGTAATCGACGCACTGGAATATCACAAACCAGACGGCGCGGTAGTCGAGAACGTGCCGGAGTTCCTCACCTGGTCCCTGTACCCTGCTTGGGAGTACGCCGTGAAGGCCCTCGGGTATGCTGTTTCGCCCCATGTCGTTGATTGCGCAGACCTCGGCGTCCCACAGAACAGGGTGAGGCTCTTCCTGGTCTGCACTCGCAGCAAGACCCCTCTCCAGCTCAAGTTGCCAAAGTACGACCATGTGCCGGCTGCGTCTTTCATCGACTTCGACTCCGGCAACTGGACGTTGATCGAGAAGCCAGGTCGCGCCGACGCTACGCTGCGCCGGGTACGCAATGGGCGGAAGGACTTCGGTGACAGGTTCGTGATGCCCTACTACGGATCCGGCTCCGGTCTCACCGGCCGAAGCATTGAGCGCCCGATAGGGACCATCACGACCCGTGCTCGATGGGCTGTTGTCGATGGTGACCACATGCGAATGCTCACCGACGACGAAACCCTGCAAGCCATGTCGTTCAGCAAGGACACGCTCAGGCCCACCAACCTGAAGCTTTGCACCCACATGGCAGGCAACGCGGTGCCGCCGCTCGCCGGCCACAGGGTCCTGGAAACCCTCCTCGCCGCCGCCTAACGGCAGAACGATTTAGCCGTATTTAGTTGACACACGATTCGAGCGCATCTAAATTACGGCTAAATCAACTTTCTGTTGTATTTACACCAGAAAGGTGTGCAAAATCTATCAAAGCCAACGCCCTGGCGGACCGGGCCATCACCGAGGAAAGGACATGGATATCAAGGCGACGGCAATAACTTCCTGTAAGGAATGCGGCAGTAAAGACCTGTCGTGGTTCACCAATAACGTGACCTACTCCGGCGTGCAGAACGGTCGGCTCAAGGCCAGCGAAGTTGTCTGCCTGTTCGTGCTTGGCTGCAATGAATGCTCGGCGACGGTTGATATTTTCAGCGCCGACAAGATAGCCGAGCTGATGAACACCAGGGGCGCATAACCCGCCGCCCTGCCGGTAGCAGGGCATCACCGAGGACAACACCATGGCATACGACATCAAGATGGAATCCAGGCACACCGCTAAAGTCGCGTGCCGCCTTATTCCAAGTGCGTCTGCGATTGGCACATGCGCCAGCAGGCGCGCGCTCGATGAAGCGGTGGAAGGGATCGCGGACAAATACGAAATTGGCGGCGACTTCACTTCGACCAGTGTCTTCTACACCGTCGAGTTCGAAAGCGACACCAGCACTGAACTTGTCAGCAAAGCCGCGCGTGACTTCACCCGCTGGCTGGCAGGCCGTAAGGATTTTTGCAAAGCATAAAGCGCCGCCCTGATACGAAAAGAGAGGGAAACCATGAAACTGAGTAAAACGATGCGGACCGATAGCGGCCACTGGCTACGCAGATCTGCGAACGGTTGGGAGTTCCTGAGCGAAGGGGCCGGGTACGAAGCTGATACCTGGTGTCCGGCTGCCGGCGCCCTGGGGCCGTTCAGTGGTAGTGGCGTCGACACTCTGTTGGACGAGCTTGCCGACGGGCAAGAACGGCAAGAACAGCTCGCAGTGGCGCTGAAGGGCCTGCAAAAAGTCATCGGCATGCTGATGCCCGGAGTGTCGAAGATACCCATCCAGGACTATCAGTTGCTGAACGAAGCGCCTATCGCAGCTGCGCAGGCTCTCGCCGCCTATGAGAAAGCCATCACCGCGCCCCGCACCAGAGGGGGTAACTAATGGCTACCCGAGCATTCCCTAGCATTTTCAAGAAGGTCAAGGACATCAGTGTCTACGTCTACTCCGACTACACGGTCGGCGTGCCGGAGGGCAACCAGGAGCGGCGCGCCGTCTACCTGGACCCTCGGGGCGACACCTGCCTCGTGATCGCGATCCCCGACTACGTGGTCGCCCTGATGGGGGTCTGGATCGGCGACCGCATCGACGACCGCATCCGGGTCGAGAAAGACCCGAAAACCGGGACGCACTACATCTCCAGCACGCGCGGCATCGAGGGCATCGAAGCGCAGTTCAAGATCATCATGAACGCCTACCGTGAAGCGGCACTGACCGCCATAGAAGAGAAGGTGATCGTGATCAAGGCCGCCTACGCCGCCAAAGACGAAAACGGGCGCCGCGTCGACAAGCTGCCGTCGTTCTCCGATGTCTACGAAGGCGCGCTGGTCGGCTTCAATTTCGACATCCGCTGGCGGATCAACGGCAAGCTCTACGCTCGCGAGTACACCGGGCGCCTCTACCAATGCGGCTACGGCGACGACATGACCCGCGACTGCACCGTGATCCCCTGGAGCGAAGCGGCCGAGGCTACCTGCAATCGCTTTTACCAGGGCCTGCTCGCCACTGGTCAGCGGCTGCACGACTTCCTCGTGCAGGACACCTACGTACTGGCCAAGCAGCTTGAAACCGGAGGCAATCTGCTGCTGCTGGCCCATGTGGAGGAGACAAAAGCGTGAAAACCCTCTTCCAAAAGTACACCGAGTACACGAACAGGCTGAAAGCACAGGGTGTTCAGTTTCTCGCATTCGACTGCCCGCGGTGCGGCTTCGAGATCGAAACGGAGCGCCCTCCACAAGGCGAATTGTGGGACACCCTTTCCAGTTGCCCCCATTGCGGAGCGCTGTTCTTCAAGGTTGCGACCCATGAACGAGCGGAGGGTCGTGTACCCGCCTGCTCGACCACCAAGCACTGAGGGGCTACACATCATGAACAGAAGCCACGTCATTGAGGCTCTACGGACCGCCGATTGGTCCAATACCCCCATCGGCAACAAGGCCCTGATCCAAGCCGCAATCGAACATCTGGAGGCGCAGCCCTCCTCGGCGACGGCAGCTATCGAGTGTCGTTTAGAGGTAAGCGAGGACACACTCAAAGTCATTCGAGGGTGCCTGCGGGCTGCTGAGGAAGACGTCGAGAAGCTCCAGGCGAGGCTGGCCGAGTCGGAGAAGCAGGAACAGCTGCTAGCCACCAAGCTCGCAATGGCTCTCGACGCAGCAGCAAAGGGTGATGCTGTCCGCCACGCTGCTGGCGGCATGGAAATGGAGATCCAGGAGCTACGCGAGAAAGTAGCCGAGCTGCAGAAGGAGCTGCGCAGCCGTTGGACCTACGCCAGCACCCAGGCAACCAATTGCGCCGGTTGTGGGGAGCACAAACACACCCCGCTGCGCGTCGACTGGATGGGCGGCTATGTCTGTCTGACCTGCATCGACGAGAAGCTGGAAGCCCTGCGCGCAAGGGTAGTCGTTGTGCCGGAGCGGAAGAGCGGGCAATCCACGATCCCAGGCCTGCACATGAACCGAGGCTGGAACGCCTGCCTCGACGAACTGGCGCGCCTCAACGGCAAGGTGGTGAGTGAGGCCGACATCTTCGCATCCGTGCAGGCGGTGCGAGACCGCTATCCCGTAGTGGTATTCCCATCTGATGGCGCTTCTGTGGATTGCAAGTCTGCCGCTATGGCGAGAGTTGTTTGCGATGCCGTGATGAAAGAGCTGAGCACCCTGCTCGCCTCCAGCGAGGAGGACTGACCATGATGCGAGCACTGATCCCTATCGGCATCGTCGTCCTATTCGGGTGGGCAATTATCGCGGTCGCACCGCTGCTCCTGAGCTTCGTCAGCTGGAAGTGGGGGTGCCACCTGTGAGCCCGAAACTCGAACTGTTCGCGTTTCCGCAGTGGCCTCGCGAGGTGCGCATCCCCTGCCCCTACTGCAAGTACCAGATCTGCGGTAACGCACCCGATGACCAGCGCCTGTTCAACTGCCCGATGTGCCGCGCACAGCTTCAGGGGCGAGAGGAAGACGGCAAGGTAAAGCTGCGGATGAACCTGCAGACCTTCCTCGCCAGCCCACAGATCAGCTTCATCGAGAACAAGGCCCCGTGGCCAGGTGAAGTCATGAGCGCCGTCCCCTACAGCCGCACGGCGGTGTCGATGTTCTCCTGCTGGGTTGAGCCGGAGATCGCCGGCCGGCGAGTTATCACGGCCATCACTGCCGATGGCAAACCCTGGCCCTGGACTACAGACCGCAAGGGGCTTGTAGGCGCGGCTATCGACAGACTCACGCCTGAGCTGGAGCACCTGGCCTCGATCCTTCGTTTCAACGGCGACCGCTCCTGGATGCTGGGCGCCGCGGTCGAGGGCATCCTAACGCCGGACGGCGCGATGCTCGTCTATCACGCAATGCCGCTCACCTCGCTGATCTGCGGCTCCGACTGCCTGCAGTTGAGCGTCCGGCAGATCGACTTGCAAGAGGCTGTGTCCGACCTCAGCGGCGGTCTCCTACGCCTGATGCCGCAACGCCCGATCAAGACCACGGCCAACAGCAACAGCGATCAGTGGACTGCCAGTGAGGCGGATCTCGACAAGGCCTGCCAGCACTGGAATGCGCCGGCCGTCATCATCAAACAGAACTACGGCATGTGGCGTACCGGCGCGAACGACGCCTGGATGCGCTACGAGGAGAGCGACCTATGAGTGAAGAGATCCGCATGAGCCGGGATGCACTGATCACCCCGGAGGGCGTTCTTCGCCCTCAGATACAACAAACCTTTGATTTAGCAGATTTAAGTTGGGTCGACGAAGGGCGCCGGCCAGGGCTGAGGAACATCGTGCGCGAGCTGCTCGAAGCGCCACCCAAGCGCTACCAGTTCACGCCAAGCGGCTACCACCGGCTCATGGCAGACGCAAAGAACATCTGGGATGCCGGGTCTCTCGGCCCCGGTTCCGACTAGATAAATCACGCCTGGAGATACAACAAATGGTTGATTTTGCATGGAGTTATCTGGCCCGTCTGCTGACCAAACCGCGCATCGCAGACGCCCTCATCCGGTTCGCAAAGCGCACGCCGTACTTGCACCTGCGGAGTCCTGACGGCTCGGTGTACATGGAGCGCTACTGGGTCTTCAACCCCTACGACCGCGTCACCAATGTGCCGCGCTGGGCGCCACTGATCCCGTTCTCGATCCGCGTGCACCACATTCGCCGGGAAGACCTCGACCGGCACCTTCATGACCATCCCTGGGACGCCCGCACGATCATCCTGAAGGGCTGGTACATCGAGAAACGCCTGGTCGACGAGAGCAATCCGCTCTACCAGGCGGCCATCGCTCGGGTACCGGAGGCCCTTGACGGCTGTGAAATCGGGGCAATCGAAGTCACGGAGGCTATCTGGCGACGCGCCGGCGATACCGCAGCCCTGAAGACTGGTCAGTACCACTCGATCTGTGAGGTGAGCGATGGCGGCGTCTACACCCTGTTCATTTCCTGGAAATGGCGCGAGACCTGGGGCTTCCTCGTCGATGGGGTCAAAGTTCCCTGGCGGGAGTACCTCGGTCTGCAACCAGGGGGAGACCTGCAGGAGCCCAAAAGGGGAAGCTGCAACGCCATCGGCGAGCGCGTCGAATCTGAACTCCGTATCCACGGTGGGAGGGAGTTCGAATGAGCGGCTACGCGTACGGCGAGAAAGAGCCGGAGATTAGTTGCCCGTACTGCGGCGCTACATGCCGAGCCGACTTCGTAGATATCGGCGTCGGGTACGAGCAGTGCGGCCCCTACCACTGCGAGGTGTGTAATGCCAGCGAGATCGGGCCGTACGACCGGGAACGGGATCTAACGGACCGTGAGAAGGAGCTTGGTTGGTACGCCCCTGGATCCGAACCCGGCAGTAGCGCAAACGTCGTCGACGGTCGAGTGGTCAGCCACCAGGAGATGAGTGCACGTTACCGCCAGGTGTTCTACGGAAATCCCGCGTATGACATACCAGGTGCAGTCCAGCAGTGGCTCGACGAGACCAGGAGACCCAAGCCATGACGCGCCAACCCCATTACGTCGTGGTCACGGGAGGCCGTTACTTCACCAACAAGGAAGTGATCTACGGCGCTTTGAACGCGGTGCTCAGCGAGTTCCGCAAATCCAACAAGGCAGGCACTCGCCGCTTCGTCCTTGTCCACGGTGCCGCCCCTGGCGCGGACACACTCTCCGCACGCTGGGCCAGGGACTGCGGTCTCGCCGCTCTTGCTGTGCCGGCCGAGTGGATGACGTTCGGGCGGTCTGCCGGCCCGCGCCGCAACGCCGAGATGCTCGAATGGGTTCCGGCGAAGCTGCTTGTAGCGTTCCCCGGCGGCCGAGGGACCGCCCACATGGTCGCACTGGCTCGCCGCAGGGGCCTACCTGTTCGCCAGGTGCACATACCGTCGAGCGATGACGACGAGTTCGAAGTGGCGCGAGCCTCTCTGCAGAAGATCGGGGGTGCGCCGTGAGGATCTACCGGCAGTTCGTCCGCCTGGGCAGCCGCCCCGTCGTCTTCGCATATATCCGGGCAAACTGGTTCGAGCGAAGAGCGATCAGGCGCATCGCAGCGCGGCACAACCTGGCTCCCGCCTATGACTGGCCAGGGCCAAGGCGGTACAAGGCCAGTTTCGTACTGGCGCCGAAGGGTCGGCTCTGCCCAGACCGCGGGCCCTGCCCACATCCGGAGACCAACCTCTGGTATCGACGTATCGTCCTCGACCGCAGGTTCACATGGCTCGATACCGGGATCCTCGCCGCCAGCGGCCCCGGCTTCGCCCATTGGCCGCTGGCCTCTGCCATGGTCGTTCTGCTGCTCGTCGGTTTGTCTGCGTACCTCCAGTGGAAGGGGGAGCGCACATGACCACCTGCAAAGCGCGTCAGCACAGCGACCAGATCCTCTGCGAGTGCGGCCTGGGATGGGACGTCAACGACCCCGACCCACCCCAGTGTCCAAAGCTCGCGGAGAGCACCTGGACACTGGTTAAACCGAGCCAGGCGGCAGCCGTCGGCCAGAAGACCGAGCAGCGAACTCCAGCGGTCGGCCGCTCCTGGCTCCAACACATCCGCACCCTGCTGGCGACCAAGCGATGACCTATCTCGATGCCGCCCTCTGTATTGCCCTCGCAGCGCGGATACACCGTGACCCGGCGAGGGTGCGAGCCACCGTCAAGAAGTGCCTCAAGCGCATGCCGCGGGCACAGCACGGCGCCATCCCCCTGATCGCCTCAAGCCGCGACCCACTCGCGGTCGTAGAACACATGTTGGAGAACCTCGAATGACACCCAAGATCGAATGGCGGGCATACCCGTCAGCAACCGAAACCGTGATCATCCAAGCAGCCATCCGAGCGCCCAAAGACGCCTATCGTCGCGTGAAGGACGTGTTCAGCACGAAGGAGGTGAGCCGGGGTGCTACGAGCGACGAAGTGGCCTCCAAGCTGCGGCAGATGCATCTGGAAGTGGTCCGACTGCACGAGCAGCTCAACCAAGTTCTTGATTACCGGGGAGGCGGGCGATGAAGCGAGGACCAAGCAATGCGGAAAAGCACCGGGTGCACCGATGCTTCATTCTCTTCGCCTGGAGACGCTGCCGGGGGTGCGGACTCGAATTTAAGTGGGAGTGCGGCTGGCGGATTGTAAAACGTAAAAAGGTCGTCTACGTCTGCGGTACTTGCGCACGAACCCCCTCCGGGGCTATGGCAGTCCTGCGGGCGGCGCGGTTAACCCGCCTGCTCGACCGGCCGCCCGTACCACCGAAGGCGCCGCCGGCACCTCCGCGTACTCGATGATCATTTACTCGTCCGCTTCCAGCCGCAGCGCTTCGCGCCTGCCTCGTTGTGGGCGAGGATCTGGTCAGCGGTGCCCTTCGTGAGGCTATCAGCTCGACTCACGTAAATCGGTCGAGCCCATGTGCAGCCGAGGTCAGTCTCGGGACCAGTCGTCCCGCAGCCGCTCAGCAGACTCGCCATCAGGCATACGGTCAATCTGCACATCCACATCACGACGATCCTCCGCGGCCTCGACCTGCCGGCGAGAGGCCTTTTGTTCGACAGCCCGGCGGGCCGCTCGCCCGCCGAGGGCGTAGGCGCCGAACAGAACTGCCGCCACCGCAAAAGCGGTGAGCAGCGCGCTCTGTAGGCGCGACAGCAGGCTCGAAATCACACCAGGCCCGCCTGATGCTTCTTAACTTGCGAATAGGCGATGAACGCCGCCACGGCAATGGTCGCAACACCGAAGGCGATGCGGACCCATGAGCCGGAGCTGATGTGAGCATCGGCCTGGCTCATCGCGGAGGACACAGCAGGTAGCACATCGGCCAGTTGGCCAACGCCGATACCTCCGGCCACAGTGGCGCTGACCGTCTCCTTGGTCACTGGCACCTTCACCACCTGCGGAGCCGGCCTGGAGATGCCTGCACGCCGCAAGCCCTCGTCGATCATCGCGGGGTCCCAGCGATACAGCTTGCCAGTGCGCGGGTCCTTGCCCGTTTCGTGCTCCGCGATAGCCTGCACCAGCGGGCGCATGTAATCGTACTGGTGGACGTCAATCACGTCGTCTCCGCGCACCCCGAGTGCTGCCGCCACGGCCGCCACGTAAGCCCCAGTGTCATTCTCGGTCGGTGGCGCCCAACGGTTGATGATCTTGCGAACGGTGTTCAAACCGTAGCGGTCCTGGTAGCTCTGCATCAGCATGGCCAGGGCGCGGAAGCCGTAGACAGGGGACTCGAACACCTCGAAACGCGGCTCGGCGAGCTGGTCGGCGTTGCGCTTTTCCGGAGTGAGAATGCCGACCCACTTGTTCGCTGGGTTGTGTTCGATGTTGCCTGGGTTGTTGTTCCGCACGCTGCGCGGGAGTCTTGCTGTCATTTCGTCCAGCCTCTCATTGCGTTGTTGGCAGCGGGTTGCAGCCGGTCATTTAGCTTGTCCAGGCTGGCGCGAACCTCGCGGAAGTCCTGGCGGTTCTCTTCGCGGATCTTGTCCGTCGCCTGTCGCATCTCGGCCGCGACGTTTGCCTGTGCGGCCGAGATGCGGTCGACGTCAGTACGGAGCATGCTGATGTCCCGCTTCTGCTCGACGTCGGCTCGGTTCAAGTCGTTGTAAGTCGTGACACCGAAAGAGATCACCCCGGTCGCGAGAGTGACCAGGGTGATGATGGTTGGGATGTTGATTGTGAGATCCATCCGGAAGCCAGAGCGCGCCCCGTCCGGGAGCCGCAAATTCGGGTGATGCGTCGACTCCAGCGAACGGAGGTTGTCTGACATCAGGCAATTCCTTGTAGTTAAATCAACATTTGGTTGAGATGATAACCGCGACTCCACTACGAGGCAAAGCGCCATGTGTCAGCCCTCCGGTTAAGCCAAAACTACGATCTCACCGCCCGCCACTCGCTCAGACAGAGCGGTCAGCTTGCCAATCCCTTCCTGCAGAAATCGGCTCAGCTGTTCGAAGCATTCCTGCTGATCCTGCGAGAGGCTGAATTCGGACTCCATTGCTTCCATCAGATCGAGGCAGCACTGGTTGAGGAGCCCCACCTCCAGCAGCTCCGCCCGCAACCTCCGTCTAAGCACCTCGTTCATGCCAACAGCCCTATCTACTCCGCATATCAGACTTTCGGAACGTGGCAAAAACGAGAACGCCATCACAACTACCTATTCAGGTAGTGGATACCGCGCCTTGATAGCCTGGACAGCTGCGACCCATGCCGCCAGGTCCGGCTCGGTGCCAGCGGCGATGGCGTCAAACTCGGCCTCCAGGCGCAGCGGGTCGGACTCCGCGCGATAGGCCTGGCGGCGAAGCTCCTGGACCTCTGCGAGGAGGTCGTCGGGATGGAACGCCAGGTCGCCGACCGGGACGCCAGCGAGTGCAGCGGCCTCGTCCAGTGTGCCATCCCATTCCGCGAAGAATTCGCCTTTCAGTAGGACTCGTTTCATGGTCATGCGCTTGCTCCGTTGATTGTCAGGATGGGTGCAACGTGTATACCCGGATCGACGAGGCCACCGAACCACGCCGGGCATGCAAACGCGATCTGAGCCCCGGAGGATGCGTAGATGTACGGACACGCGTTGTCATAGCCGTTGTATGACTGCATCGAGAACCGCAGATGCACCCATTGGTTCGCAGGCAGCACCACGCCAGGAGCAGCGACAGCGCCATTGATCCAAAGGCGATGGGTCGTATAAGGCGCCGACGAGATATGAGCCGAGCCGCTTTCGACCCGCAACCACATGACGACCGTCGCCCACGCGCCCGCGTTGAAAACGGTCTTACTGCCGTTGGAGCAGCACAGATACCGCGTAACCCCATCCGCGCCGGCCGAGCCGGTAGTTGTCTGCGATCCCGCTGTCAGCACCGTGGTGAAGAACTCGACCCCGTATCGGGACACTGACGTCCACGTCCGGCCCATTGCCGCGAGAAGCGCCTGCACCCGCGCATTGAGCGCCGGCCCCGCCCCGCCGTTCGTGCTGTTGTCGAACACAAACTTGCCCCCATCTGCGAGGGTGGCGCCGTTCCAGCCATTGATGAAGGTGCTTGGAGTCCATGACGTTGTGAACACCGTAGCCAGAGGGTTGGCTGCGGTTCCCGCGAAGCGGCCCATGTCGGGCATCAGGTTCATGAACGGCAGAACGTTGAGCGCCGATTTCGCTGCCGATCCCAGCTCCGTCCAGGCGCCGCTTTCGCGGGCATATGCCTTTCCGTCGCTCGGCGCGTCGGCCATCCCGCCCACCAGTTCCGTCCAGCCACTGGCCCCGAACTCATACGTCTTGACCTGGCCAGCAGGCGTGGCCTCGTTCGCAACCTGAACCCGCCAGCCCAGTCGTGGCGGCATGTACTCCCAAATGGGCGTCGTCGCACCTGTTGCCCACCAGCGTGCAATTCGGTTCTGGTTCGCGCCGCTGCCGGTGAAAATGTAAGTGTCGCCCTCGACCTGGCCGCTTGTGGGCAACGTGGCGACGCGCCCCTTGACGACCGGTTGGCGCAGGAAGTCATCCCAGCGCAACATGCGGATCAGTTCGCTGTAATGCCCCTCACCGGGGGCGCCGTTGATCAGTAAGCCGGTGTTCGGCCCCATGGTAAGACTCATGCGGAAACGCCTCCAAGTTCTTCGCCCAGGTGGAAGCCCAGGCCGTGTCTGTCAATCACATGGTCATGCCGCTGCCAGGACGTCGAAGTGGCGCCCGTACCTCGAACGGTCTGCAGAACGAGTCTTAGGTCCTGCAGGACGCCGTCGGCGGTGTCGTCGGCTAGTGGGTAGTTCCAGCTCGTACTGGTGAGACCCGAGTAAGTGCGCTTCAACACTGACCCGCTGTACACCTGGAACGTGTAGGTCGTTCCGGTCTCAGGTCCGATGCTGCTCGTAGTGAAAGGCACCAGGCTCACGGTCTGCTGAGTGCGGTCTCGGTGAGCCCAGGACGACGCCAGCGGGCCGTAGATCGCAGTGGGGAAGTAGGCGCCGTTGATCGTCCAGTTGCCGGGCGGGTAAGGTCGCTGGGCGCGTCCAGAGAACACAACGTCGAACGAGGTGGTCTGCGCGAGCTTCAAGGTGCCTTTACCGGTACGCGTCAGCGCTTTGTAGTAGGTCCGCTCACTGATAGTGCGCTGCGTCTGGTCGTACCCTGCGAAACCGTTGTCCGCAAAGTAGATGCGCGCCCCAGCTAAGTGCCGAGCTGGGACGGTGTCTAGGGTGCCGCGCTGAAGGGCGAGCACCCCGGTACTCGGGTTGACCGCAGTGACGATGAACGCTTCGTTGTCGATGTATGCGTAGCTCTGCAGGCCGACTCGATCCACGCCGTTCATGTTGTTGATCGTCACCGATATCGGGGCGCCACCGAGGGGGATGTCGGCAGTGATCGTCCCGCTCGGCGTGAAGTCCCCGTCGCCCACGTCGGTGAACGCAGAGTTGTTTGCGCTCGCGTGGAGGTCGTAGTCGTACGCGTCCGCAGTCGGCTTTACGGCCAGGGTTTCACCAAACGCATAGTCGTCGGGTAGGTAGGCGATGTCAGCGGGATCCAGGTTCTGGACCACGTCCCAGTACGGTGCCTCGATTGCCCGCGGCGCGACAACTGGCAGAGGATCGTTGATGGGGTCCTCCCAGCCTGACGGTTGCTGCGCGACGTATGCGTTAGCTGGCAGCCCGAAAATGTCCTCCAGGGCCTCGATAGTGATCGTCCCGTCGAGCAGGTTGCCCTTGTTGATCTTGATGATCCTGAATGGCACCCCGTTGAGGCCGAGCTTCGGCCATGTGAACTTGAAGACATCGGTCACGTCCCAGTCCCACGCGACGCGGTTGACCATGACCGTGATCTTGGCGAGCGGGGTGGAGGCGTTATTCAGATCGCGCATTGCGACACGCCTCGCCAGTGTCGGTTCGCGAATACCGGGGTACGTCCGGGTCACCGAAACAACGGCACCCTGAGCCTGGATGCTCGCAAGGTCGTGAACAGTCACCGTCGTTTCGTTCTGGTCCCGGTCGGTGTACTTGACGATGACTTCGTTCGCGGTGTCGCCCCACGCAGTGCGCTGGAAGGATGACAGCTTGATCACGTTCGCGGGGCTCAGCTCTTTATCGAGCGTGGCGACGTCGTAATCGTTTCTGATCAACCGAATCTGGAAACGACCGGTCTTCGGGTCGTTACGTATTGAGCCGTCGAAGTGGGTGAGGACGAGCTTGACGAACTCAAGGATCGAGGTCTGCTCCATCCAGAGTAGCGACAGGCCAAACTTCTCGTCGTAGAGCTTGTCGGCCGCAGCGCGAAACGATGCGTCGTCGATGTCGTCGGGCGAGTACCCCATCCCCCATTCGAGGTTCGTCAAGCACTCGTACACGATGTGTACGCCGTTCATGTCCTCACCGATCTTGGCTTTCTGGGGATACCAGGGTGTATCCCTGCTCCACCCTTTCGTGTACCGCGAGATTTCCAACCAGGGGGACTTGAAGTAAGGGTTGCCAGATGACCACAGGAAATCCCGGAAAACAGCCGTCACGATCCCGCGAAACGCCGGGAGTGGGCCGTTGATCCACTGCTGGAGATAGGGGTTCTTCCCCTGCTGTTTCCCCCCGAACATGAGGTCGACGTAGCCAGATACACCGCCCTCGCGCTTGTCACCTCCGAGCAGTTCCGGGGCATTGACGAATATCTGCGCATTGTCGGTGACATTACCTGACCAAGCCTCGCGCTCCCCGTAGATAAAGCGGTGGACTGCATCAATAGGCCCATGGGTGAGCGCGAGTTGCACGCCCATCCGATAGCGGTAGCCCGTAGTGACTGACTTGCTGCGACCTCCCATTATCGGGCCCCCAGGCGCTCACGCGCTTTGTCGAGGACGGCTTGAACCATTGCGTCGTCCACCCCTTCGAACGCGCTGAAGGGCAAACCACGGTCCCGAAACTCTGGCCAGCTCAGTCCCAGGCGCCCGAGCACTGCCCGGATACCTTGATTGCAGTACCGAGGCTCCATCGCATGGCAGTCTGCGAGAGTCAGGCGAGGTTCTGTCATTTCTTGCCACCTTTCGTCTTGATCGGTTCGACTGATGGGGCCCCGTACCAAATCACGTTCGACTGCTTGATGATGTTCTTGCCAAAGCAAACGGGGATGCAGCCGCCCTCTTCCGCTGTAGGCACGTCGAGCTGGCCCGCAACGGGCTTCTCTGGCTTTGGGGCCATCGACAGCGTGATCGCGTAGCTCACGACTGCCATGACCAGGGCTACGAATAGGTATTCAAGTCCGGTCATCTTGTTTTATCCACAACTATTAGTTGATTCTCTCAATAAATAGTCGAGCCGCCAAACGGATTCTTTTTCGGGATGTAGGGTGTCGCGCCGCAGTTGTCGGAGTTGTCGAACTTCGAGTCGCACGTTGCGATCAGGTGGTCGCAGCCAGCGTACGCCGACACCACTTGGCCGCCGCTCAAGGCGATTGGTGGAGACGCGAGGATGAGCGTGCCGGTGGCGCCGACGGACTGGCGTACCATGCGCTTCTCCTGGTTCCCATGAATATTGTTCTCCCAGGTGACGTACCCGCCTGCGTAGTAGTCGTCAGGCTTACCGATGGCGGCCTGTAGCACTAGCCCCAAGCCAGCCACCGCGAGCACTGGGGTGTCATCGCGGAAGTCGTCGCGGTTCACGCCGCAACTGTCGTTATACAGGACGTAGGGGCATGTTATGGAGAATCGGCGGCGCAGCCCCGGTCGCTGAAGGGAGGAGAACACGTTCTCCACGACCGCTTCGAGCATCCCTTCCCCATTCCAGGCGACGTTGATGATGCGCCCTTTCCAGATCGTAACCAGCTCGCTCGGGACCAGGTAGTTCTGCATGCGGATCGACATCGAAACTACTTCACTGGGTGGTTGCACTCGGAAGACCTCACCGAACCCAGCATCCGCGGGAAAGACCGCCGTATTGCCAGTCTTCTCGGCATCGACTGTAGGGATGATGTCTTCGTGTGAACACGGCGCGGCAATGTAGCGCCTCCCATCGAGCACGATGTCCTTGCTAGAGGTGTTGTAGTACCAGTAGTTGCCGGTGTAGCTGACTTCGAAAAGCTCAATGGGTCGAGCGTCCTGCACGCTAAGTTCGTTGTCTCCGATGGACATGGTTCACTCCAGGATCGTTGTGAATGTGGTATCTACAGTCGCTACCTGGCTGGTACGCCAAACCAGCTCGACGCGGTCGGTAGCGAGCCTGCAGCGCATCAGCAGGTGCAGAGCACGAACCTGGTTGACCTCGATCTGCAGGTTGAACGGAGCGTCGATCGTCAGAAGCGTGTAAGTTCCATCGGTGGACACGCCCACGATCTTTCGGAAGAACATCTGGCCGTTCTCCAGGCGCAGCATCAGTCGGTTCCGCGCCGGATCGACGCCAACCATGCCTCGGAACTCGTTCTCCTCGACAGCGATGCCGACGTCGGAGGCACCAATGGCTCTGGTGACTTTGAAGTCCTCGTGCCAGCTCGGGACATAGAGCGCCCTGGCTTGCCCGCGCCAGCGCCCCAACGCCTGCCGGAATGCCTTGATCTGCTGCCTCCCGTTCAAAAGCCATGTGTACCGCCTGATGATTCGGGGGAACTCCTCGGTGGGGTTCCACAGCACAGCGCCCGCTTGCTGGTCGAGAGTCTGAAACTCATACGCGAACGAGTTATCTAGAGGGCTCACCCAGTTCGGTTGCCGAGTGATCACCTCCAGGCCTTCGTACTGGACAGGGGGAGTTCCAGCCGGCGTGTATGGGTCCGTGGTGTTCGGGTCACATGTGAACGAGATGGATCCGGTCAACGTGTTGTTCGTGTAGCGCATCAGCGGGACGGACGTGGGGAGATGCCCCAAGACCATTGGCATCACCGCCGTATCGATCCCCCAATCGCTTTCCAAGGGGCGCCGAAGCGCGAGCCTGCCTGCCGCCACCGTGTCGATCTCTACGACCTCCATCGTCTCCGCGTTCTGATACAGCACAGCGAGGGCACCCGCCGCAAACGAGTACGTGTCGGTCGGTAGAAGCAGCTCCAGGTCGCCCCGTTGGGCATGCGCGGTGAGGCGGGGTTTGTCCGTCCATATCGGCATTGCGTATATGCGGTTCTGCCAGCCCCACAGCAAATTCTCCAGGCGCGCAGACTGTTGCCGGGTGAGCCGCAGGCTGTAGCTCAGTTCCCGCCTGGCTTCAACGCGCAAAGAGCGGCGCTGCTCGTTACCTGCGTAGGATCGTAGGACGTTCGTGAGCCATTCCAGCGGCTCCGTTACCGGGGTATTCCAGTTGGGGCCGAAAGGGAAAACCACAACACGACGCCCAGTGACCTCGGCGGAATAATCCGTGCCGTCGACAGTCCACACGTACTGTGCGTCGATCACAGCCGGACCATCAGTTGAGACATTCAGGATGTAGGTGAGCTGCTCCAGGGGGCGCAGGACGTAAGGCACCGCCACTGGCTCGGTGACGCTTATACCAGCGTCATTCACGCGCTGGAAGGCGGAGATCGTCTTGTTTTCCAGGAAGCCGTTCCAGACGCTGATCGTACGAGTCTGGTTGCTCAGCAGATTGCCCAGTTCAAGCAGCGACGGCTCTACCAGCAGTCGGTTGTAGAAGGTGTCGTTGACACCGCGCCATCTATTGCCGGCGATCTGCCGAGGGATCTCGGGGACGGCCCCACTTCCGGCAAGCGGTCCTGGCTGTAGCTGCGAGCTGATCTCCTCGACTTCCAGGTACGCCGGCAGCTCCTGGTCATACGCATTGTGCGCGTGTGGCCCTTGAGCGTCATAGAGCAGTGACGGCCATAGAGTGCTCATTTCCGGTACGCCAATCCGTAGTTCTGGGAGTTGATGTAGTTGGTGCTCGGGCCGTTTTTCTGCTGTATCGGGAACACCATCCAGTCGGTGTTGACGACCTCCTTCGGGTTCAAGTTGGTAATGTTGATCACGCCAGCATTGGCGACGTAGCCGAGCTGGTAGAAGGGCCCCGATTGCCCGGACGACGCTACCAGTGCGTTCGCAGGGACAATCACCGACCGGCCGTTCTGCGAGTTCGGGGAGCAGTCGACTAGCTGCCGCCCGTGGTTGTCAGCCAACGGCGTCCAGAAGGACGTAGTGCTGGTGTAAGCGCGCCGGCAATACGCGGTCGGATCACCAATAGGTGTCCTGATGTGCCCGCCGAGGGAGCCATAATCGCTAAAAGCATCGCCGATGTTCCCGTTGAAAAACGGGATGAAGTTGTAGCTGTTGAACAGGTCGTACGGCCCAGAACCGCTGCGTGTGTACAGAGCTGTCCCCATCACGTACTGGCTTCCAGTCCACGCCCCGTTCTTCTGCAGCTCCCCGAAGTTGAAGTGCACGAAGACGTTTGTGACAACTTCCACCGCCACGTTGACGCCGTAGCCATCGCTGAAGAAGTGGTAACCCACATAGGGGCCGCCGAGCATGTCCGTTCTGCAGTTCGCTGGACAAGCCCCCACTTGCGTGTTCGGGTCGCCACTGGACGAAACCGCTGTGCTCGTGTTCATGAGAAGGACGTCTCGACTGTAGGCTGAGCCTCCGCTGACACCGTAATGCATCGTGAAGTAGACGCCATTCTTCACAAGCGAACGTACTTGCCAGTTGGTGAGCGTCGTACCGCTACCGGACGAGAAGGTCCACGAAGGGCCGACGGTGAAGCCGTTGGCTGCACAGAAGGTCTGCAACGCGGAAATGAGGTCGGCGAGCCCACTGGCTACGCCCGTTTGATAGGCCATTTGTTTACTCCAGCAGAATGGCTGCGTAGTCGCTAGCCGTGGTCCGAAACGCGCTCTGGACGACCAGGTAGGTCTTGCCGCCGATTGGCAGTGTGTTTTCGGACGCGTTGTTGTAGCCCGAGATGTGAAACACCCCCTGCAGCTCTCCCCACACGTTCTTGCCCGCGGCAACGGAGTAAAGGACTACCGGCTGCAACGCGTACTGATTGTCCGGGGATGGCCTGAACGCGATGCGGTTGTAATACGGATACGTCCGAGCGTCCGGGGTCGGCGAGTAGTGGATGTTGGCGAACGATTCGATTGTGCCGTTAGGGCGCCGCATCGTCAGCGAGGTCACACCGTCGTTGGGGTTGTAGCTTGCGGGGTTCCAGAACGACGAGTTCTCCTCGGTCTGATCCGACCATCGGCGGTCAGCCCCTGCATTCGCTCCACTGGCTACCGGGTACGGGATCTCGGTCGGCAGGCCGTACGGCAGGATGAAGCCGCCGTACATGCTGGCGTAGGTCGTCGAGACCTTTGCGATCACGATAAAGCGGCGGCCATTGGCTATAAACCAGTACTTGATGGCTTGGTTCCACAACAGCATGAAGCTGCTATTACCCACCCCCGGTTGCGCGCTGTAGAGGGCGCTCGGCTCGAACCCTACTGCGTAGGTGATCATCGCGTTGTAGACGTCGGCCTGCGCAGAGCTGGCGGTACGGATCGCTAAGAAGATCTCATCCTGGCCAGCCAAGCCGGGACCTTTCAGAACATACTCCCGATCCGCAGAGGTCGCGGCCATGTCTGCCGCTGAAGGGTTCCAGTATTGGGTCCAGCCGTACCGCGCCGTCATGCTGCTGAATGCTGATGCCGGAATGATCGAGAAGGCGCTGTCGCCTGGAGTCTTCCATCCGAGGCTGAGTCCCGAGTAGCTGGTATCGCTAAACACTGCGTCGACGACTATGTCGTGCAGCCCCGCAGTCAGGTTGATAGTGAACGTCTGAGTGAAGGGGGTGTTACTGGTCGACCAATTTGGCGAGAACACGCCTCCGGCGAGCGCTCCATCAATCAGCACTCGGCACTGCTTGTTGACGATGATCGAAAAGACATAGGTTCCAGCACTCGGAGCGTTGAGCTTACCCTGGAAGCGAGCCTTACAGTTCTGCACCGGGAGTGCTGTAGGGAACACGTCCGGCATTGTCGAGCGCGAGCTGCCATAGTTCGCGAAAGCGATTCGTCCGGGGAACGGGAAGCTGATCGGATAGTCTTCGTTGCGCAGTACCTCCCACTGCTGGTCGCTGCTAACCAGGTCCGGGTGGGTGGATAGGAAGGTCATCAGCTTGTTCATCAAGTCGATGTTCCCGTTTGCGGTGCCGGTCTCGACGGCCATTGTCATCTCCCTACGAGAGTCTTCAGCTCCGACCGATTGGCCGAGAGCACATTCATGATCAGTTTCTTGCCCGAATCGGTAGCCAGGGCCTGCCGGACGAACGACTCCGCATCGACGGTGTTGATGACCGTTACGTCTTGCGGCGCCGATACAGAGCCTCCTTTCCCGCCAGATAGGCCGCCGTTCAGTACGTTGCGAGGGTCGTCGTCGGTGAGAACTTCCTCGTTCTTCTTGAGGATCGTCGGGTACTCATCCGGAGCCAGGCCTGCCACACCCCCTGTGTGATAGCGCGGGGCAGAGGCGAACCAAGATGCCGGGGCACTCCTGGTCCGCCCCTCGGTGCCCCCTACGAGCCCGCCTGAATGCTTGACCGCGCCGTTCACGAAGCCAGAAACAACACCCCCTATCGGGCTGGCTTGCAGCGCGTTGAGGATCATCTGCTGCACGATCATCAGGGCGATTTTTTTGAGGAAGTCTGCTGCGAACTGCAGGAATGCGTTCTTCAGCGCCTTGACGGCATCGTCGCCGTTCGCGATAGCCTCCGCGAAGCTATCGAAGCCCTGCGTCAGCCCGCTGGCGATGTCCTGGTTCACTTGATCAACGGAGTAAAGGTCGGTGCTGACCGTAACCAAGCCGGCGCTGATCGCCTTGAGCTTGGAGAGGTAGGTATCCATCGCCGTCTGGTCAGAGAAAACCTCTTTGTTGGCGAGCGCGAACTGCTGAGCAGCAGATACGGCCTGCTCGATCTGCGGGTTGACCTGAGCGTCCACGCCAGCGATGGCGTCCTTCAGTTTGTTTTGGGGGATCTGACCGGCTTTCTGCTGTGCAGCAATGGTCGTCAGCATCTGCTGCCGGAGCGCCAGGAGGGAGTTGATCCGCTGCTCACGGCGGGCCATCTCCTCTTGGTTGAACTTCAACGTCTCCTGCTTCTTCAGCACCTCAACATAGCCGCTGAGCGTGTTACGCATCTCGGACGCAATCTGCGCGCCGCCAGGAAGCTTCGAAAGCTGTTCGATCTTTCGGAAGACTTTCTGGTATTCGGTGTCGATAGCGGCCAAACGCTGTTCAAGCGAGAGCTTCTCATTGCGCTGGATCTTCGCCTCCGCGCTCTCCAGGGCACGGGTGAGTTCTTCAGCCAAGGCGATCCGCTTCTTGACGAGCTTCTCGAATTCCTTGTCCTTGCCGCCGCCGCCGACCACTTTACTCGTCGCGATATCCGGCCGTGGCGTTGCGCTCGCAGCCCCTGGGGTCGTAGAGCCCTTCGCCGGCTTGTCGATGTCGGCAAGCATCTCGGCGCGGACCTGCCGGATGACAGCCAGCTCCTCCTCCAGTTGCTTCTTCAGCTCCGCGGGCTTCCCGCCAACGTTGAGCTTGATCTTCCCGAGCTTCTCGGCGACGGACGCCGCACTCTTGGCCGCATCATCCAACCCGGCGAGCTTGTAGCCGGACTCGAACATTCGAAGGGTCTTCTGGAAGAACTCGACAACATCGTTAAACGACTGCTTCAGCGCGTCGGCGGCGGATCCGGAGAAGCCCGACCAGAGGAGCTTGAAGCTGTATTTCAGTTTGGTGAAATACTCGTCCAACGCGGTAACCATAACCACGCCGGCCTTCCGCACCACCGCGAACTCGTTGCTCAGATAGGTGCCGATCTGCCAGCCGACCATGGCGGCCATCAGCACGCCGAACGCGCCCTGGATCAACCCAGCGGCACCCTTACCTTTTAACCCCGTCGCGGTCAGCTCGGTCTGCAACGCAACGAGCGCCGGCAACAGGCGCGAGGTGATACTGGTGGCCAAGCCGGCAACAAGTTGCGCCGCCTTCGCCCCGAACGCCAGCTCCACCGCCAGCTTGACTTCGTCAAGGTGGTCGAGCAGCACACTCAGCACCTGAACCACAGTTCCGAATAGCGAGCTGAGGTCCTGAGCGAATTTCTTGCCGTCGTCGCTGCGGAAGAACGCGGACAGCTTGGTAATGAGCTTCCCGTACTCGTCGGCGAACCCCGACTCCGCGATCAGCACTTTGAAGTCGAAGACAGCGCTGTTCAGCCTGGCTTGGTTCGCAGCCAAGGACTGCATTGCAGTGGGCAGTTGCCCCGCCACGGTCTCTTTGTACTTCTCGGCGATAAGGACCAGTTGCTCGCTCGTGATCAAGCCATCCTTCATCGCCTTGTCGAGCTGCGGAAACTGGTCTTTGAGCGCCGCGGCGGCCAGTTCAAACGCGCCAAACAAACGGTCACCCAACTGCCCGCGCAGCTCTTCTGCCTGGATCTTCCCTTTCGAGTAAATCTGCTCAAGAGCCTTGAAGACCCCGTTCATGTCATCCGCAGTCAAGTTCGCAACCCGACCGACCTCCATGAACGTCTCGGCCACGTAGCGCACTTCTTGGCGGCTACGTCCGGCGAGGGTGGCTGCGGCAGCGAACTTCGCGTACCCCTTCGCGGCCCCTTCGAACGCGATCCCGATCCGATCAGCTTGCTGCCGGATGTACTCGTACTCAGCCCCGATAGCTTTCGCGTCGTTGCCGACCGAGAGAGCCAATTGGTTCTGCACGCCTTGCTTCGTGTTGAAGGCATCGACCGACTGATCGGCCAAGTTGATGGCGCCCTGGAGACCGCCGTACGCGGCAACCAAGGCGAGCAGTTCACCGCGCATACGCTGGAAGAAGCTCAGCGTTGTCCTGCCGTTCGACTCGAAGAAGTTGGTGTCCTGCGCTGCGTCCTCTGCAGCGTTGCCGTACTTCTTAACCGCTGCCGATAGTTGCCCCACGGCTTGCACGCTGGTCTTAGCTGCCTGAGTTAGGCGTTCCTGCGCGCCGGCAAGATTCTTTGTGTCTACACCAGCTTGTTGTAACTCAGAGCGCATCTGCCGCGTGCGAGCGACCTGTTGCTGCATCTGCCCAGAGGCGCTCGCGAGGTTCGACTGGAGCCGGCGCAACTCGCTCTCCATCTCCGCCGTGGGCGCCTCCGCCTGCCGCATCGCGGCGGCGTACTGCAAGACCTGGCCGCGAGCCGCTGAGAACGCGGCGCGTGCGTCGCGAAGCGACTGCAGCTGCCGCTGGTACGCTTCGATCCCAGACGCCTGCGTGGTCAGTGCACGCTGTGCCTCGGCCAGTTGCCGCAGCTGGCCGCGAGCGTCCTGCACAGGCCCTTCAATCCGGCCGATGGCCGACGCGAGAGCATTGACCTCCTCCTCCACCCCGCCGAGAGTCGAGCGAGCAGCACCCGCCGGGTCCAGGATCTGCTGCAACGAGTTCTTGAGCGCCCGATTGTTCTGCACCAACCGTTCGCCGGCTGCGCCGAGGGTTGTATAGCCTCGTGCAGCTGCGGTGGCCTTGTCGGCCATCTCGTTGAGCTGTGCAACAGCCGCAGCCTGCGTGCGTCGCTGCTCAGCGGCGTCGAATAGTGCCGCATATTCACGTTCAGCCTGCTGCCTACGGTTTGCCTGTGCCGCCTGTGCCGCTTTACTCTGGAACGCGTCCGCCTCTGCCTTTTCACGGGCAGCACGCTCTGCCATCTGTACGCTTACCTGCTGGAAGCGCCGCTCTTCCGCCTCGCGCTTTGCAAGCTCCCGAAGCCAGAATTGGCTGTACTCACTCTCCGCTACTTGACGCGCTGCAACCGCCGCCTTCGCCTCGAATGCCTGCGCTGCTGCTAGATCCCGTGCTGCGCGCTCTGCGTTGGCCATATTGGCGGCAACAAGGTCCGACGTTTGAGCCTGCCGGGCGTTGACATTCGCCAGCTCGCGCCCGGTAGCCAGTAATTGATCCTGCGCTCGCTCCAGATCCCCCATCGCGAGACCTGCGGCCTCGCCTTGCGCACGAAGGTCAGCGAGGCGCTTGGACTGGTTCGCGACTGCCTGTTCGGCGCGTTCGACGGCTTTCGTCAACCGGACCTGAGTGCTGGTCTGGCGCGCAGTCACTTTCTCGGCGGCTTCCATCGCAGCCTGGTGGTCCCGCAGCCGAGTGCTCGCTGCGCCGAGGCGGTCCTGCAACTCCTTGAGTCGAGCGCTTTGCGCCTCGAACTGCTTGATCAGCGCCTGCTGCTGGACGAGCGACTTCATCGCGTCTTCCAGGCGTCGATAGACAGCGTCCAGGTCCTTCAGTGATCCCTGGCCCCGCTTGGACGCGTCAACCTGCGCATCGATAGCCGCGTTGACGGCCTCGATCTCTTTTCGAACGTCGTCCAGGGTCTTCTTGCTGAGGTTCTTCGCCCTGATGACAAGCTCGACGTTGCGCGTTTGATCAGTCACTGTTCAGGATCCGTTTCAGGAGGGTGTTCAGGGTGGTCTGCCCTTTTCTTCGGCTGATAACCGCGCCAATTACCGCTTCCATGACTGCGGCATCTTGTACTGCCCTGGCGTTGTGCCGTTGCCGAACGATCCGCGCTTCCGACCACAGAACCGCGAGGGGGTATCGCCGAGCATCAGCGTGCCCCTCTGAAAGGAGTAGGCTTACGTCGCGCCTGATTCCCTGGTAATAGCGGAGGAAGCTGGAGTCCGAGTCTCGTCCGGCAAGCCTGCCCGCATTCTCGCGAGCAGAGTGATCAGGGACTCCATCGCCTTTTTTATTCCGCCGGCCTCTCGGAAGGTCAGTTCGCCGATCTGGGTCAACGCCTCGACTTGCGCGGTGAACGGCAGGCGGCTGGCACTTCTCACCAGGTCTGCGCTCAGCTCCTCGCCACTGCAGGCCGCAATGATGTTCGCGGCGAGCCCAGGAGCCTGTTGCGCGATCCCTAGCGCTGCGCGTTGCAACTGCCCATTGAAATCCCCGCCGGCCTGCTCACTGTTGATCAGGATGGCGAAAACCGCCTCGAAGTCAGGCATGTGAGTTCTGATGAGAAGCGCGAGAGTCTCAAGAGAAAGCCCCTCCACGTAGAAAAGGGGCTTCCCATTGACACAGACCTCACGGCGCTCCGGTGTGTAGTCCGAAAGTGCCATGGGTCATCCTCAAGCAGGCGTGCCGCGGTTGGTGATGTACAACTTCCGCAGGTTGCCCTTTTTCAGGAACTCGATGTTGTACGGGATGGTCTGCCAGTCGTCGCCCGACTTCAGCGCGAAATCCCCGTTGGGAGAGAGTTTCACCCTCGGCCAGTAATAGTCCATCTGCTCGCCTTTCGGGTTGAAGCCGATGTAACGCAGCGCCCCTTCGATCTCGTCCGTGCCGGACAGAACGACGGTCTGGGTGTAAGCCTTGACGTCGTAAGTGGCGGTCACCTCGTCGTCGTCAGCCAGGCCCGTGGCGTCGACTTCGATGTAGATGGCCCCCATGTCGAGATCGACCTCGTAATTGCCCGCCGCCGCGACATCGGTGGCGCCCTTCTTGAGCGTCACGTTGTCGAGATGCCGCAGCCCTTGCGGGGAAGTCTCACTCACACCAAGTTGGTAGCGACGACCGCGTTTGACCTTGAAGGTCTGGGTCAGGGCAGTTTGCGCCGTTTGGGTGAGGCTCTCGGTGATGCCACGGAAGTACAGCGCAAGGTTCTCGACAACGATGTTGTCGGTGGTCACCTGCCCAGTATCGTTCTGGGAAAGAGTGACGCTGTCGTCCTTCTCGTTGACGCCGTGGTCACTGTCGAAGTGGTCCAGGTTCTCGCTGTCGGTCGAGGACGTGATCTCCGGGGTATTGCCGAGATAGCGTTCCCCGGTCCCGACAGTTGTTCCCGGTGCGAACTTATCGAACCAGACCTCACCGCGGGTGAGCGCGTAGTTACGCCCGTTTTCGCCTTGAATCGGCATGATGTCTCTCCAGTTGTTTTATCAACCAAATGTTGTATTTAGGCGGAACGATACGGTTCGCCGACATAAGTGGCAAGACCTACTTGCACAGGCATGTAGAAGTACGCCTTGCTCGACACCTGATTGTCGGCGGGACGCACGACCCCTGGGCCGTAGCGAAAGCCGGAAATCAAGCCGCCGAGATGGTGAGCGACCGGGTCGACTGGCTTCGGTCGCCCTCCGCCCTTGGTTTCACGGACAATCAACCCCAGGCGCTCGTCGACAGCTGCCATCAGCCAGTGCGCCGGGTCAGTCGGGTTCGCCTTGTCCTCGTCCACCCAACCCTGCAGGTAGAGAGCCCAGTTACGTTCGTGCTGGGCCTCTTCTTCGCCGCCGTAGATCGGCGTGTCGGGTCTGGGGGCTTCAAGTATCGACAGCGCCGGCAGCGGGGTGTCGGCACCGAAAACCGTGCGACCACGGAATACGCGCCCACGGAGGTCGTACGGGTTCCCGTTCTCGTCATGGCCGTAGACGCCTTCCAGGTGTTCGGTCAGCCGCTTCAATACGAGCAGCCGCAGAGGAAAGTCAGCCATTGGTCAGCCTCGCAAACTGCCGCCAGAATTCAGCGACGGCCATGTCGCCAACCTCCGGTGCGATGTCATCGCTGACCGACCGGAAAACCTGATCAACGGACGGGCCGTAGAGCAGCACCACACCATTCCCCAAGGATGAGTAGTTCACATTGGCCGCCTCCCTTCGATTGTGGATCTTCTCGCCTGGCGCAAGCCGTATCGCGAGGCCGATGTTGAACGTCTGGCCGTCCATAACTCGACCCGAGCGGAGCCTGAGCAGGAAGGCCTTCTTCATGTACTGCGCGCTGCCTTTGTGGACCTCAACCATGACCCCGCGCTGCCCAGGCCTCGGGTTACGCACGAAACGTGCGAGCGATGTGGGGCGATCACGGCCGGTGATCACCGCTTCGAGATCGTGGTTCCTTGCGAGCTTGCTCACACCCAGGCGGTCCCCGGTGAGATAGCCGGCAGGGAAGTTCACCTGGTCGCCCACTTCCTCGCGGGCGCGCCGTAGTGCAGGCCCCTTGGCGACATCGTTGATCGCCATCCTCGCAGCCTGCGTAACGTCCTCGGGCATGCGCTCGAAGTAATCGGCGGGTATATCGAACGACCCCTCCATGTTGATAATCATGGGCGAGCCACCAACCAGATTTCCTCCTCTGGCCCATCTGCGGGTTCCATCGCGTCAAGGATGAGTTCGATCCCATATTCCGGAATGGTCACTCGCCCCGCATAGCGCACGTTGAGCTGACGAGCGTCAGCAGCGGCAAAGATCACTCGATCAATACCCTCGATCCGCTCCGCCCAGCCGGAGCTTTCGAGATCGCCGAACCGGGCAATCTTCGAGTGCCACCGCACACGGATCGGTTGAGGTGTACTCATCGAGTCATCCTGATAGAACGCGGCGACGCCGAGGGTGCTATGCACCGCTCGACGCAGCTGCGCTTTCGCTTCTGCGAAAGAGAAGGCCATTACAGGTCCTCGTCCCCTTCACCAGCGGTGGCACCCTTGAGCTTGGCGATGATGTCGACTTTCTTGGTCGCGTCGCCCAGGTCGATCTCGCGTGCCTCGGCCAGTTCCTTCAGCTGAGGCACGGTCATGCTGTCGTAGTCGGCGCCCTCAGCGGGTGCGCTACCACTGCGGTTCTGCTCTGCAGTGTTCGCGGCGGCCAGGGTTTCCGGGTCTTCGTTGATCACCTTGCGGAAGAGCAACTGCGGGTTGCCCTGGTCCTTCAGCTTCTTCTCCAGGGCGTTGACATCCGCCACTTCTTCCGAGGTGAAGTCGAACGGCTTGCCGATTTCCGGCACGACGCGTTTACCGTCGCGATACACGACGATGGTGCTGAGGGGGATGCGCTTCGGCATGTTTTTCTCCTGTGAAGCGGGGCGACCACCGCCCCGCCTGGTTGGGTTAAGCGACGCGGATACGGAAGGTCGCGTTGGGTTCACCGGGGACCATCAGCGGCGCGGACTGGCTCAGCAGGTACTCGACACTCGGGTCCTGGTTTTCCCAGTTCTTCATGAACACTTCGACCGAGCGATACCCGACACGGGCGTCATGGATCGCGCCGAAGCAGCGAACCCCGTCGAAGTCGCCGACACCCACGACATCATTGGTGTCGAGATACGGGACCTGAACCCCGTTGTCGTCGTCGTAGCTGCCGCTGTAGACCCAGCACTCGAACCGCCCCTGACCGTTCACGCCGGTCAGGGTGCCAGCGAACTCGGCGCCCTCGAAGCCGTCCAGCAGGCGCGAGACGCTGGTTTCACTGCCACGGAACGTGGTGTCGAGAAGATTGCCGGCCTTGGGATCGTCGAAGCCCATGCGCTGGCTGAACAGGTCCCAGGCGTTTTCGCCGAAGATCAAGCGGCGAATGCGGATCCCCGAGAGGTCCGCAGACTTGCGGCGGGCCGCCTTCAGGTCGACCAAGGGTTTCGCGGTGGTCTGGTCCCACTTCGCGGCGCCAGTCAGCGTGATGGTGAGAGAAGGGTCGCGGCCGAAATCGACGAACTTGGTCGGGTAGTCCTCGCCGGCGATGGTCACCGATCCGTAGATAACGGCATTAGCGGCCAGCCACTCGTTGCGGTTGGTCAGCCGAGCCTTGTGGTCGCGAGTCTCTTCGGCGATAACAGCGTCTCGGCGCTGCTCGTTGCTGAGCGGCTGGTACGGGGCTTCGCCGGGTTGACGGGCGATCACTTTGTTCGGGTCGATCACCGACTTCGGCTTGACATACGCCGGGGCGTACCGGGTCAAACGCGACCCCTGGCTGGAGATCACCCGCCCTTGTGCGGTCGGTGCAACGAACGGTGCCAGCTTGCGATAGCGCCGGTTTACGTTCTCGAAGTCGATGTACGGCGTTTCGAAGTTGATCTGCCGACCGAAGAAGTTCAGCCAGAAGACCGGCGCGTCATCGACGCGGCGGCGTACCTGCAGCAGGGTCGCCAGGTCATACAGTTCAAATTCCATAATGGCGGCTCCTCCTCAGAGCACGGAAGAAATGGCGATGGTGGCAGTGGTGGCGAATACCGCTCGACGCTGCGCCAGCGTGGTTACGGTCGCCGGCCAGATCAGGGCTTCATGGTTGAAGTCGCCCCCGGTATAGAACGCGGAATCCTGGCCCGTGGTGCCGGTCGCGCTGGTATCCACCGAGTTCAGCAAAATGCCTGCGGCCTTTTCGCTGCCGTCGGTGCCAGCCGGGTCGAACTTGACGATCTCGTCGCCGACGATAGCGATCACCTCGTACTGCGCGAACTTGAGGCCGTCTTTCACGGGGCGCCGGTTGGTGGTTACCTCCAAGCTCCCAGCGAAAAGCTGAGGGGCCTGCGGGAAGTTCATCCGACCGCTGCCTGCGAGAAACTCTGTCATGGTCTTCTCCTGTTACTTGTTGTCGCCGTAGGTGCGGCCAGAAGCGGCGCCATGGGCCTGGAGGATCCGGTCAGCCTTGGAGAGCTGAGGTGCGCCCCCCTCACCGCCGGCGCCGAGGTTGGGGTGCTTGTCGTTGTCCATGGCTTGCTGGAACGGGTTCGCCGCGGACGAGGAGTCGTCGGTGCTCGGCGCAGACGCGCTGAGAGCCTTGCGTGCAGCTTCGACCGACATGTCGGTTTCGAAGGCCAGGTGGTTGGCGAGGGAGGGGTTGCGCTTGGCCTCTTCGCAATTGAGGATCCCTTTGCAGCGATCCTGCTCAGCCTTGCGCTCGGCCGCAGCGTCGACCGGAGTGACTGCAGGCTGATCCGCGCTTTCGGCCTCCGGCTTGGTGGTTTGTACAGACATGGTGTTCTCCTGGTTGTCGGTTGAGCCAGAAAGCTCGGACAGCAACGCAGCTACCGCCTGTGTAGGGGTCGATACTGCGTCGATGAGGCCGATAGCCAGGGCTTCGTCGGCGCGATAGCACGCCGCCTCGGTATCCCGGACTACCTGCTTATCGAGGCCGCGATTACGGGCAACCGCCGCCACGAAGTCGTCGCGGGACTTGTCGACCCCGCGTTGGATGTTCGCCCTCACGTTGTCGGGCAAATCGCTGAACGGATTGCCGTCGACTTTGTGTGCCCCGGCGTAGATCAGCTCGACTTTCAAGCCGATGTTTTCCAGGGCGCGTTCGAAGCTGATATGCATCGCAACCACGCCGATGCTCGCGGCGCCACCTGTCGGGGTTACGTGAACCCGGTCGCATGCACTCGCGATGGCGTAACAGGCCGAATAGCAGTTGGAGTCGACCACGGCTGTCAGGGGCTTCCGCCCCCGTGCTGCGTAGATTTCATCCGCAAGCTCGAAGCACCCTGCAGCCTCGCCGCCGTAGCTGTTGCAGTCGAAAACAACAGCCTTTACATCGTCATCGGCTAACGCTGCGTTCAGTTGCGAGCGAATGAAGTTGTACCCAGTGACATACCCCCAGCTCGCACCAAAACGGTTTATGAGGCTGCCGTGGACAGGTATCACAGCGATACCAGCTGCAAATGCGAATGGCTTTTGGGCTCCGGTCTCCTCAAAGCCATAGGCTGCAAGGAGACTGGCCTTGCTCTCCTCCGCTTTGGCGTTCTCCTGTCGAGCGTCTGCCAGAGAGAGCGCACGGAGATCCGCAGCCACTTCCGGGATGCCATGGACGCTAACCAGCGCCTCGGTCATATTCAGGCGCCCGAGCACTTGGCGGGCGATCAGTTCGCTCATGCTGCCTCGTCCTCTTCGTCGTTCGATTTCGTGTTATCCGGGTCATCAGCCAAGGTGCGCTGAGCCTCGTTCGTGTCGCTCTGCTGCGCGTTCATCGAGAACACCAGCTTGTACTTAGCGGCCAGGCGTTCCTCGCGAGCGCGCTGCGCGAACAGATCACGCCAGTCCATTCCGAGTTTGGCGGCCTCGATCTCGTATGTAGAAAGCCCCGACTTGATGCGGAGAAGTGCCGCTTGTGTCTCTTTCAGCTCGTCGATCTGCCCGCGGCTGGCGCCGATCCAGCTGCAAGCGCCCAAGGCGTCTTTCACCAGGGGCTCGTAGAACCAGGACGCCTTTTTCCCGCGTGGCAGCGGGATGTTCCCGGCGTTGATTTCCTCTTCGAGCCAGAGCAGGTAAACGAAGGTGGCGAATCGGTCAGCGACCGCCTTCTTCCTGGACTGCATGAACTTCCAGGTCTCGGTCATGCTTGCCCTGGCCGAGCTGTAGTTCGTCTTCGTGTAGTCACGAGTGAACTGCTCGTAGGAGAGCCCCAAGCAGGCGGCAATGTGGCGAAGCAGCGACTGCTCGAACCCATCGCCGATACCCCCCGGTTGCGCCAAGCTCTGGATCTTCAGCTTGGTGCCGGGGAACAGATGCGGCATCTTGACTCCATCCACCTGGATGCTTTTCGACTCATCCAGGTAGGAGCTGAGCGCTCCCATGTACGAGTTCAGGTATCCCGCCATAGGCCCGAAATCGAGAGAACCGCCGCCGAGTTGTTCGAAGACCATGTTCGGCGGCAGCTCCGACTCAACGGCTGCTGCGTACGTAGCTGCGACGACGGCCTGTTGAAGCGTCACGTCCTGGAAGCGCTTCGTCATCCGCATCTGCTTAAGCACAGCGACCATGTCGGCCACGCCCCTGGTTTGGTCCGGCAGCCGCTGCTCGACGATGTGCAACATCTGCTTGCGCCCCCAGGGTTTCTCCGCAGGGATGTAGCTCCAGGTGTACGAGTCATTCCAGGGGTCGTTGGGGTATCCGTTCCGGATCCAGTACCCCCTGTGTTGACCTCGCTCACTGATCGCCACGCCCCGGCGCAGATACTTGTCGTCCGAGCGGCCGTCGGGGTTACACAGGCGATCCGGAGAAAGAAGCTGCACGGCGGTGCGACATGGCCTACGCGCTTCCCTGATCCACTCCGCAGAAGCCAGGTCTTCGCCCGTCATTACGAAACTCGCGACGGCCAGGCGCACCATCCCGGTCAGCGTGTTGCGGCGAGATGCGTCCAGCCAGCAATCCTGTGAATCGGCGAGTACGTTGAAGCGCGCCTCGACGACCTCTTGGAAGTCTTCAGCCCACCCCTCGCTCACGCCGAGGGCACGGTAGTTCGGCTGGGCATTCAGCCGGTACTGTGCGCCAACGATGTTGTCTTGATTGAGCGCGACTGCACCGGAGGCATACCCGTCGTTCTGGACAATGTCGCGCCCGCGAGCGTCTGCAAGCGGTTTACCGCCATTGATCGCTTGGTCCGGAGAGCGCACAGGCGGATACCAAAGCATGGTCTCGCGAGAGGTTCGATCAGCCCCCTCCAAACCTCCGCCAATTGCTCGGTGGGAAGGTGGTGCCGCGTCGAGCAGTAGACTCGACTGCTGGATGCTGCCCATCAGAAAACGAACCTCATCGGTCCATTCGGGCGCCGCACGCCAGCGGGGCAGAGCTTCCGCTCCAACTCCTGTATGTACAGATAAAGGCGCGCTGCGTTTGCAGCAGTGAACTCGACCCGCTCACCATTCTGGTCAACGATCACGCGAGGCTTGTTGCCTTGGATGAGCGCCTGGTAGGCCCGACGGGCCTCTTCCAGGTCTTGCAGGGTTGGTTCGGTTCCACACGACATTTGCTGCGCCTCGGGTGAGAGGATTTCTCCATGCAGCGAACTTTACAACATTTTGTCGATTATACAACTCACAGTTGATTTAATGGACAAAACTAAGCCATGGCTTGCGCGAACTTGCCGAAGTCGTAAGTCTCTTTTTGCGGAGCAAAGCGAGGGGCCTCTTCCGGCGCACTCACTAGAGAGTTCCTGTCCCACTCATCGGCCCACGCTGGTGGTTTTTGCCAGTCCATTTTCTCAACAAGGAGTAACGAAGAGACGCAGACTCCGATGCAGTAGTACGAGAGGTCCCACGCTTCGTTCTTGGTATGCGGCCGCTTCAACCAACCTTTCGCTGTTCGGTCCTCCGCGCACATCTCCTGATACCACCAGTCCGGGAGCCAATCCGGGAAACGGTACATCCCATGCCCTGGCGTGATGCAATCCAGACGGGCGTGCAGCGCGTCCTTGAGAACATTGGAATTCAGAAGGAGCACAGGGACATCGCCGCGAGCAGCCGAATGGCGGTCCTTCTTCGGCGCGTCCGGGAACGATATCCGAGCCCGAGGGACTCCGGGGCTGGGGTCACCCTTGACCAAGTGGAACCGGCCGTGGCGGTTTTCGCGCTTCAGCCTGCGATAGAAGTCATAGGCCATTGACGTGACAGACTCTCCCTTGTCCTTCGAGTAGCCGCCTGAGTCGCAGGTAGTCAACTTGATCGCCATCCGGCGACCGGAGCCATCAGCAAGAGGGTAACTCCGGTCCATAACGTCCTCGATCAACAGGTCCCAGTCGTCCAAATACGTGGCAGGCTTCACCCAGAGATGGTCCCCAGCATCGTCCAGGCGCTTCGACTTCCGGATTTGGAAGCGGTCGACCAGGCACATGTCGAAGGGGCTCCCAGGAGCAATACCGTGAACCTGGACCACAAACATGTTTTTCTGCACGTCCACGTTGGCAACTAGGAAGCGCGTACCGAGCGGGACAACCTTCTCGCCCAGCTCTTCGGCGCGAGCATGCAGATGTTCAGGGAGACGTTCTGAATCAACAGCCTTCGGCATGTACGGGACACCCAAATCGGTGTTGTAGAACTTCTTCAGCGCCTCCTCGCTCCCTGTACTCGCGTACTCCTCCTCCGCCGTTAAGCAGAGACGCACCAGTTCCGCCCAGTTGGTGAACGCCGCGGCGACTCCGTTTAACCAGAAACTGGCGATCTTCGTTCGCCGGGGTTGCCCGAAGCGCCTACCCTTCGCGTCGATCCCTTCGCCTTCTTTCAGCCACATACCCCACTGCTGCATCTCGTGGCGCCAGTCCGGGCGAATCGGATGCCCGCAGTGGGAGCAACGCATGAACACCGATTCTGACGCGCTAATTGGGTCTAGCTTCTGGCCCTGACGATTTTTCCCGTCCCACTCAAGTAGCTCGAAGGCGCCCTCGAAGTAGCCGTTGCAGTGTGGGCACGGCCAATACCAACGTCTCCGGTCCCCACGGTTGTAAAGAGCGAGTATTCCATCAGCGGGAGGCGCTTCATGAGGGCTGGTGCGGATCCACCGCGGATTCAGTAGAGGCTTCGACGGCGATGACTCCGCCAGCGCCATGCGGTAACTCCCGTACGTGGTCGTTCGCTTCGCTGCCAGATCATACGGATTACCATCACCTTCGATGTCCATGTCCATCCGGTCGAAGTCTGTTAACCCCACGCGTGGGACGGGCTTGCCTGCAAACTCGACCACGGAGGGCCACGACATCGTCAGCATCATGCCGTTGACGTAGTGCTTGTCGAACGTATTATCGGCGTCCCGCTTCTTCAGCAGCAGCTCTTCCATTACCGGGCTATGCCGGTGCAAGCGGTCGATACGCCGCATCGAGAAGTCCCGCGCCGCAGCTGTCGACGGGTTATAGAGGATCATGTCCATTGGGTCGCACTTCGCTGAGTGCAATACCCAGTTCAAAATCAAGGCGTCAGTTTTCCCTGACTGCGCAGGCCCTACGAAAATCACCCCTTCGAAGAACCGAGAGTCAAGCTCGTTCATCGGTTCAACTAGGTATGGAGCTTTATCGTTGCGCCAGTAACCTCGGAACGAGCCGGGGTTATTCAGGTAGCGGTACTTCGCAGCCGCTTCAGCGACGGACAGGCGCTCGGGCGGATTGAACATGGCTGCGACGCCAAGAGCGATGTCCTCGACCCGTCTATAGGTCGTCGTCCGCCTCCGGCGGCTGTTCATCTTCGCCGAACTGTTTAACGACTGCCTCATGCAGCATCTCCAATAGGTCATCGATGACCTCGTTGAGGATCTGCCGCTGCCGCGGGCTCAACTCGGTCTGGTTGTTGACGGTGTCACCCGCCAGGATCAGGGGTGTACGGATGGCTTTCACCAAGTCCGCATAGACTTCAACGACCTTCGCGGTCCGCCATAGATCACCGGCCTGTTCTTCGAACTTCTGCTTGTTCAACATCGCTTGCCAGAAATCTTTGGTCAGCTGACGCGGCAAGCGGGAAGGGTCCAGCCGCTGCACATACGCGGCGATCTTCTCCAGGTCGCTGAGGTCGAGGTTCTGCTCAACGAGGTACGGCGCCGCATCCTTGACTGCATAGATTGAGTGGCCAGCGCGGCGCCCCACTGGTTGTACGTTGGTGGCGAGCTTGCTGGTCACCGTCCGGTTGTCCATGCCGAAGAGCCGTCCGAGCTGCGAAATGCTCGCTCCCTCAAAGAGGATCTCTTTTGTCCCCTCGTCCATGACCTTGCTATCTGGCCTGCCAGCCAT